GGGTTTGGAGTTCTCGCGCCCGCTTCAGGTGGTTTAAGGGGCGAAGAAAACAACTCAATGCAATTTGACTTTTACAAAAGCCAAATATTGTTTAAAGACAGTAGACATTCAGATTATGGTACTACCTTACAAGCCAATATGGCAGTTGGGTATGGAACTACCAATGTAATTGTAACGTTACCTGCAAAAACTTGCTCCTTAGCGGCTGCCGAAGATTTAGACAAAAAACAACCGTTATTAGTAAGTGGCAAAAACGTTAAAACCATAAACGGTCAGTCGATTTTAGGAGAGGGCGACCTTGAAATAAGCGGTGGCGGCAGTGGCGGTTCAAGTGCAGGGGCTTATGCTCATTTGGTATCGTTCGGGTTTTATAGAACTGATGATGCGGATATTGCAGGCTGGGGTTCTATAATGATACCGAGTGCTTCCGCTGCTGCTATTGTAGGAACAAGCGTAGATAATCTTAAAACATTTCTTGCAAAGTTTAACGGTAAGTTTTACCCAATGGCTATAAAAACTGACGGATACACCACCACACCATACACGGGTATTTTTGTAAACCCAACCAATAATTCGTTAAATGTTGTAGCAAGCGCGTCATCGGGCGGCAATGCAGAATTTACTATTGACGTTTACGATATAACCGAAACAGTTGTGCAAACTTCGACAGGCGGTGGCGGTGGTGGCTCTGGCAGTAATGCGACAGTCTTAATTAGTGTTGCAAGCACTAATTCGTATAGAATTGACCCACAAGACCAATTATCTCAACACAAAATTCGTGTTCGTGTAATATCTGGTAGTTTGCAAGCTGGTGATAGGTTGGAAATTTGTAGACCTATTGCAAAAAAAGCATATAATCGTGTAAATGGTATGCAGACCAATATAAGATATAGGCAAAAACTTAAAGCATTTGCTTATAAAATTATTACTGAAGCGGACATTGCAAATATAGCGACAGGCAGAAACATTCTTGTGCTTACGGTAAATCATTCTACCGACCAACCAAACAAAGGACTTAAATATACTTGCACAAGTAATAACAGTACTTTTCATGGCTCAGCACCAAGGGCTATAAGAATTGTTCGTCCGACACCATACGGGCAGGGTGCTGTTTTGCAAAACATACAAATATCAAATAGCGTGTATTTGACGAGGAATTTTGGAACTTGCGTAATTAAAGGAATGTAAAAACAACTTTTTTGAGGGATTTCTATTACTCTCTATTTAGAGGGATTTCTATTACTATCAATTTTGATGGATTTCAATTGCTCTCATTTTTAGTTTTTTTTACATACTTTACACAATTTTTTTTGAAAAAGGCTTGACAAACGCTAAAAACAGTTGTACAATGCAAATAGTCGAAACATTAAAAAAGGAAATAACTCAAATGCAAATAATTGATTATTTCAAAATAGCTGGAATTGCGCTTTTGTGCATTTTTGCGTTGTTTTGTGTTTTCAAAGCAATTAAAAAAGGTTTTTTCTCATTTTTAGGTTGTCTATTTATTTGCGCAATAGGTTTTATTGTCGGTGTTTATTTCGCCGATAAAACATTATTCGATAAATATTTTAACATTGTAATAGAATGGGTTTTACCCTTTTTAACAAAATAAAATAAAGGAGTTTAACATGTTAATTGACCTTTCCACTTATTTGGAAGAGCTTAAAAATGAAAAACTTGAAATAGAAACTTCCAATGACGAAAAAGCGATTAAAGAGGCGGTAGCGCAGTATGAGGCAAAAATTCGTGCCGAATATGCCGAAGCGAGAGCTTCTCACCTCAAAGAAAAAGAAATCGAGATTGATGTTCTTGAACGCATAGTTGCAAGAGAAGCAAAAAAGGAAGAGGAAAAAGTAACCGTGGAAGAAGTAGGCAACGCCCCCACCGAACCCGAAGTAGTTGCTTATGCCGAACCTGCTTGCGTTGTTTGCGAAAATGTCGTTTCCGAAGAAAATCAATCCGAAAATAACGATTTAGACGATTTATAAGTCGCCAATCGAAAAAACAAGGAGATAAGAAATGATTGATTTTTCTAAAATTCCTGCTTTGTGTCAACAGGCACTTGGGAATTTTCAAACGGTTATTCTTACTGCCGCAATCATTGTATGTTCCGTCATATCTTTGCTTGGCGTTGTAAAGTTTTTCTTTGTCAATAAGATTAAGAATAAACAAGTTCGCAAAGTAATTCTTGCGTTTTCTTCGCTTGTTTTACTTTTGCCCGTAACTGCCATTGCGTTTCTTATCGGCGGCATAAAATTTGACGTTTATTGGTATAGCGTTTATGCTCTTATGCCTGTTCAAATTGTGGTTTATTGGCTGTATGAAAATACCTTACTGCGTGATTTAATAAACAAAATCGGTTCCTTTTGTACCCACAGATTGTTTGTCAGGTTTTGTGCTTCGGTTGTTGATAGCGATAATAAAGCAACAAGAGAAAAACTCATTGCGACGAACAAAGAACTGAAAGACTTTGCACAAGAAGCAATAAAATCTTCGCTCGTATCTAAAAACAAATCGGTCGATAAAGACCTTGAAAATCTGTAAGGAGGTAAATTATGGTTAAATATGTTCTTGTAATTAAGGAAGATGTTTGTTCGGCAAATCGCAAAGATGAAGCCACCATAAACAAACTCCTTGAAAAATGTCATGAGTTCGGCGATGTTTTGAAATATGAAGATTGTATCACAAGCGAAATTTACGAACGTGAACAAATAATCGGTAACTTAAAAGCCCGCAATGAAGTTCTTGAAGCGGTAAATCTTTCTGACGATGAAAAAGCTATGCTTAACTCATATCGTGAGTGTAAAGCTGCCGCAGTCGGCGAATATCAGTCCGAAATCGAGAAGAAAGACAACATGTTCAGCAAGTTAAACGAAAAACTTAACTTGTTTATAAAACAGGTTGAGGACGTTTGCACGGCTAACAAAGAAACCGAAAATAAATAAGTCTTTGTGCGCAAGGGTATTGCAGTACCCTTAGTACCTCTAAAAAATATTTAAAAATTCACAGTAAGGGAGCGAGCAATCGCTCCTTTATTGTTTTTTTAGCATAAAAATAAGAATGGGAGAATATAATTTACTATGACAAAGAAAGTTATAAAGACTATGTTAATTTTAGTAGTCGTTTATTTAATTGCTTGGTACGTTTTAAAGTTTTTCTTCCCTGATTGGTTTGTTTTGCAAATAAACAATGAACGACTTATTGAAATAGGCAAATTTATCGACAATCATTATTTACTTGATAAATTATTCGGCTTAGTTTTATTTTATATCACTTACACTTTATATCTTGGCGCATTATGTGAATTTAAATATTTAGACTTAAAGAAAAGTTTAATTGTGTGCCTTGTTTATCTTGTTTCTTGCTTAATTGAACATTTTTGTATTGAATACTTAACATATTATAATATTTTATCAATGATAATTCTACCTGCAATATTTAATTGCGATAGTAAAAGATTGGCACTTGTTTTTACTGCTCATTTCGTATGTCAATGGCTTTCGTTATCTATCCGTCAACTATCAACGAAAGTATTGTGTTTTAACTCAATGACATGTTTGATAATGGGTTTAGAGTGTTACTTTTGGTTATTGCTTTGGTATTTATGGTTTAATTATAATAAATTTTTTGAAAAGGAGTAACAAAGATTATGGGAAATAAAATACCTCCTCTTTATGGGGAAAACAAAGACAAGTATTTAAAACTTGCTATCGAAAACATTGAAAAAGCAATGCACGAGGACATTTCCGACAAAGCAAGAGAAAAGTTGGAAATCGCTCTCGAAGCAAACAAAGAATTGCTTGAAAGAATGTGAAAAAACTAACGGCTAAGCAAAAACTTGAATTACAGTTGTTTTTCAGGTATTTGCTATGGAATTACATTGTTGTAGTAGGTTCTATTTTTATTTGTTCGTGGATATTCGGACGGTGGGTTGAGGGAATATCTTTTTGCGTAGCTCACTGTGCTTTACGCTATAAGTTCCGTTATGTTTATCATAGTAAAAACCACTGCCTTGAATTGACTTTGTTTATTGTTTGGTGCGTTATACCTCATACAATCAGTTTATCGTATTCGTTGCTGTCTACTATTTTTGACGGCTTTGTAATTTGTTGGATAGGTTGTACGTTACAAGAAAAAATTGCAATTGCAATTGAAACGCACAAAATCAAAAAGCAAACCGAGCAAAAACCGTTTAATGTTGACACTTGCTCAAAAGATGAACTTATTTTGCGTTGTAAACAATTACGTTTATCTTCTCACAATACCGACCTTGCGATTGCTTTCTTCATCGACAAAACGAAACAAAGCATAATTGCCGAACAGCTGTGTATTGACGAAAAGTCCGTTGCACAGCAAAAATATCGTCTAAAAGCAAAATTAAACACGGAAAACCACGAAATGTAGAACTTTTGTAGGACAATTTAATAAAAATGATTAAGTCTTGTAGGTGTACAACTTGCAAGACTTTTTTTATACTTTAAGCGAACGAAAAAAGTGCTTGTCGGCACGGAGGTTTAATATTATGGCTTTTGGAAAATCACCTTATGGTTACACAACGCAACCCGTATCGCCTTATTATAACCCACAAATGGGGCAGGTCGGGTATTCTTATGGACAACAGCCTTTCGGGGCATATACCCCTAATTCTGCGGCTCAAATGCCTATTCAAAATGCAACACCTAACAATGCAACTCCCTCTTCGCAACCTGCGAGAACTAATATGGTCTTTGTAACAAGTTTAGAGGACGCATTGCAAAAGACTAACATGCCGAACTGCAATCTTTTGTTTTTACATCAAGATAAGCCGCTTATTTTTAATATAATATCGGACGAAATGGGTAGAAAGACTTACACGACATATGAACTCGTAGAATATAAAGACCAAAAGGCGGAAGAAGAACCCAAAGAACCGCCGAAAGAGTATGTAACGAAAGAAGAGTTTGCGGAATATCAAAAATCGACTATTGCTTCGATAAACAAGTTGAAAAGCATAATAATAAATGAGAGTGCGCCTACACCTACTATGACGGTTAAACCCACACCTGCGCCGAAAGCGGTAGTAACTAAGGTAGAAGAAAAAGGCGGTGAAGAATAATGAGTAACCCTTTATTTAGAGGTAATAAAGGTATGCCGTCAATGCCTAACGGCGGTATGCCAAACGGTATGCAAGCAATGGGCAACAAAATGCAACAACTGCGTAACGTTATAGGAATGATTAAAGGCGGCGGCAACCCTGAAACTGTATTGCAAACATTGTTTGCGCAAAACCCTCAAAAGGCGCAACAGTTTAATGCGTTTTTGCGTGATGGTGGCAACCCAAAACAGTTTGTAATGGACTATTGCCAAAAAAACAATACAACGCCCGAAGAACTTATGAAACAGTTAGGGCTTAAACAATAAAGATTTTTTCACCGAGCGTACGGCGGTGTCAAAATAAATAATATATTTAAGGAGAAACATCACATGGACGGATATGCTGATGGTGTAATTAGCGGTCTTACTGCTAATAGAAACGACGGCGGTGCTTTCGGGTACGGCGGCGATTGGATATGGATAATTCTTGTTTTTGCTCTCATTTGGGGCAACAACGGTAACGGCTTCTTCGGTAACGGCAATGGCGGTGTAATGGACGGTTATGTCCTTGCTTCCGACTTCGCTAACATCGAAAGAAAAATCGACAATGTAAATAACGGCATTTGCGACGGTTTTTACGCTATGAACACGGGTATGCTTAACGGCTTCGCTGGGCTTACTAATACAATTACTACGAGCGGTTATGAAACCCGCAACGCTATAACTACTCTCGGAACGGCTATGCAGCAGTGCTGCTGCGAAGCAAGAGAAGCAATCATGGGTGTCAAGTATGACATGGCAACACAGGGTTGCGCAATTCAGAATAGCATAGCGACTGCGGCAAGAGATATAATCGACAGCCAGCGTGATGGTACTGCACAAATTCTTTCGTTCCTTACCAACGAAAAGATTTCCTCTTTGCAGGCTAAAAACGCTACTCTCGAAGCACAAATTTCTCAAAATGCTCAAACCGCTACGCTTATAAATGCCTTACGTCCTACGGCGGTTCCCGCATATTTGACTTGTTCACCGTATCAGTCGGTTTATGGCTGTGGTGCAACAAGCACTTGCGGTTGCGGTTGCTCGCAGGTATAACTTAACGTTTTAAAATAACAGGAATATTTATTCCGACTAAATAAATCAGTTTTAGCATAAGGCAAGGGAAATGCGTATGCGGTGTATGATATGTGTTTTCCTTGCCGCTAAAATATAAGGAGATTTAATATGAGCGATTATAGAGTTTTGCAACTTACAAATACTAACGTTGGTGCGGTTGCCGCCGACACTCCGCTTCCCTTAGGTGTTATCACACGAAAATTATGTTGCGGAACGGCGCAAGGCACTAACACGTTCGCCGTAGGCACTACGGGCGCAAACTATGTGCAACTTAACCGTACAGGTTATTACAAAGTAACCTATAACATTTCGGCGGTTGCTGGTGCGGCAGGTGCTGTTACGGTCGAACTTACTCAAAACGGTACTGTTGTTTATACCGCTACTCAATCTGCGGCGGCGGCTGGCGATACTGTGAATATCACTATCCCGTTCATTGTCCGTGTTTTCCCGAACTGTGCAAGCGTGGGCGCAAACGTTCCTGCTACTTTGCAAGTCAATAACACAGGCGTTGCATTAACAGGCGGCATTTCCAACTTTATCGTTGAAAAGGTTTATTAAGGAGGACAACGGCTATGAGAAGAATTATGGATAGACGCTCTCGCACTTATAGACCTCGTGAACGTGATTACCGTGAGCGTGATTATCGTGAACGTATGAGCGATAGAGATAAACGCCGTGATTACGGTCAATACGAACCTTACGAAGAAGATTATGCTTCTCGTAGAAGAGGACGTAGGGACGGCAATTATGACCGCTATGACACTCATTACGACAAAGAGTACGACGATTACGACTATGGTTATGACCGTGATTACTCGGACGGCGAGGATGATATGCGCCTTACTAAGCGTGATATTACCGAATGGAAATCAAGCATGATGAACGCAGACGGCAGTCGTGGTGAGCATTTTCGTGGAGAAACGATAGAAAGGGTTGCTCGTGATATGGGCATTTCTTTTAAAGACTTTGACGAAAAGACTTTATGTTTAACTACAAACATGCTTTATAGCGACTACTGCGACGTGCTTAGAAACTACATACCGACCGACAAAGAACCTTACGTTTATGTCGCTTTGGCAAAAGCATTTTTAGACGACGAGGACGCTGCCGTTGACGGCGACGAAAAACTTGCCGCTTACTACTTTGCTATCGTCAAAGGCGAAATGTACTAATCATGTTTAAGTATTACAACGCCAACCCAGACAAGAAAATCGAAAAAGACTGTGTGTGCAGGGCGATAAAAGCCGCTACGGGTTTAAAATATTCGGTAGTCGATAAATTGCTCGACTTTGTTGCTAAATGGCGAAATTGCGACAAACTATGCCTCGATTGCTATTGTTCCTTATTGGAAAATGTTTTTGGGTTTAAACGTTACACGCCTCGTGCTAACGTAACGGTCGAAAACGTTGCCAATAAGTTTTGCAACGATGTAGTCATAATGCGTGTTGACGGGCATTTGACGGTTGCGCTTTATTCGCAAGTTTTAGATATATGGGACTGTTCCGACGAACTTGTTGATGTCTATTGGTTAGTAAGGTGATTTAAAGCATAAAAAAAAGAAAGCCTGCGGCGTAATAACCGCAGGCAATCTTTTTTGGAAGTGAATTACTCTCAACCAGAGGTGTAAGGAAAAGGCAATTACTAATGAACAATCGCTTAATACGTTTGCATTATATCACTCAAAAGGGTTGTTGTCAACGCCTTTTTCTTCTTTTTGTGAGTTTTGCTCATTTTTCTTTTTGATTTTGATTTTTTGTACTTCAAGTCCTTCGTTTAAGTCGTGAAAAAGTCTTTGCATTACTTCGTCTTTTTCCCGCTGTAATCTCTGCTCAATTATAAAACCTATCATTGAGTTAAGAAAAAAACCTACAAATGTTCCTATTGCTATTGCAAGGGTTAGTTCAAAAACTGTCATCGTCATCGTCCATACACTCCATTTCAATTATTTCGTCTATTGCGTTAGGTTCGTCTAAGTCGTTTTGCATATCCTTGTCGTTTTTGTTTAACGGCAACGCCATTATGACTTGTATTGATATAAGTGCAATTGCAAGCACTATCATTGTTGTGATAAAGAAAATCATTTTACACCTCTTCGTATTCGGGTTTGTCGGCAAGCGTGATTGTTATTTCTGTGCGTGGTGAAAACTTGTCGTAATAAACTCGTGTGCCGTCATGCGTTGTCGCTATTCGGCAGTTATCGTCCGCTATTACCTTGTAATGCACCAACATATCCATTGTCGCTTCTAAAAGATTTGAATAGTCTACAACTCTATGTGTTTTCATAAAGTATAAGCATTTAATGTTTAACGGCTTGTCTATGTTAGCGTTTTTATACTTAACATAATACCCGCAATCTTTTTGATATTGTCTATATTGCTTTGAAGGAATAAGCATAGAACGATTTGTTGCTTTATTTGTTATGATTGAACTATGGTTTTTCTTTGTTACAGGCTGTATCGGAATAGTAAATTTTATTTCGTGCAACTTTTTAATTGTGTAACTTTCTATTGCAAAGAATTGTTCGTCAACGGAAAAGCGGCTCGCCACCGCTTTCCGTTCTTCTAAACATTCTTGTTCGCTCGAAAACACGTTGATTATTTTGCGTGCTTTATCCCGCATGTCTAACAGTATATAAACTTTCATTCGTTTTCCTTTATAAGGCAATTAAAATCAATTTCCACATAAGACTTGTCGGGCGCAATAATTGCCGTATATCTACCCCTTTGGGGGTGTTTTGCGCCGCAAAAATCTAATATCGGCGTTATTGTTATATATTGCCTTGTGTAGTTAGTTTTAGTAGCTCCGCAATTACAAACATGAACAGTCCCTTCTTGTTGCATTAAGGTCGGCTCAACGTATAGTCTGTTCAAGTCTTTGTCAAAACCTATTATCGCATTTTCGCCAAGTCCTATGTCTTGTACAACTCGTTTGCTTAATAAAATACCTACACCGCCTTTCTTAATTATTATTGAACCGTAATATGGCTCTTGTTTTGCTTTTTTATAAGGTCTTTTGTGTAATATGTATTCTTGCGATGTAGTTAAAATATATCCCATTTCTGCGCTCCTTTATTTCTTAGTAGTTGTGGTTGTCGTGGCTGTTTTTACTTTATCGTTTAACTTGTCGCTTGCCTTAGCAATTTCCTTTTCTTTCTTTACCAATTCTACGGCTTGTTTTTGGGCATAGACGATAGTTTCTTTGCGGAGTTGGGAAAGTGTCTGATTTTGAGATTTAATCGACTTTAACAAACCATCACGCCGTACATTAGCCGCTTCCAAATCTTTACGTTCTTTTTCAAGTTTTTCTCGCTCGGCAATCGTTTGCAATTTCTCTTTTTCAAGGTCAACTTTTGCGTCTGCAAGTTCTTTCCTTTCGCACGCAAGTTTGCGCTGTTCCTCTTTTTCTTCTTCAAGTTTTAACACCACTTCTTGAACTTTCTCTTCAATTTTGTCCTCTTTATACGCCATTAAGTTCAAGCCCTCTTGTGTATAAACGTTCCGATTGTGTACTGCAACTATTGTTATCGGCAGTAAAATTACGCCAAGTAATGCAACAATTGCAAGAAGTATCAATGCCCATATAGGCAACGTTACTAATTGAGTTAAAAATTCCAACATTTTTATATCCTCCTAAGATATATTATTTTATTCTTCTTCAAAGCCTAAGTCAAATTCAGGCATATATTCACTGCCCATTGAAAACGGACAGCCTTTTTCTTTTACTTTTGCTCGCTCATCGTCTATGTAATCAACGGCTATTCCCATTGCATAGACAGGACAATCGGTGTAAAGTAGTTTGTCTTGACACTTTTTGCAATTAAAGCATTTCAACATTCGGTAATCGTCAAAGCAAGGTATCAAATCTTCTTGCGCACAATTTGATATAGCCGTCTGTGCGGGCGCATACTTGCCTACAATTGATATTCTGTTATCTCTCACAGTGTTTAACTGTTTTCTTTCAAACGGCTTGCCAAAGCGGCTAAACAGGCTTACAGAAAACTTGTTTATCCATTCGCAAGTCTTTTTAAGTGCTTTCTTTTCGTCATCGGTGAAACCGTCGCTTTTAAGCAAATCTTCTGCGTCCTCTTTCACCATTAGCATAAATAAATGCGTGTGCCGTTCAACGGTGTTCAAGTAATCTCTCATATTCGCATTCCTCTAAATAAGTTTTGCTTATTCTTTTTCAAGGCTTTTGACCTTTTCTTTCATAAGCCTTTGAACTTTAAAAGACGGCTGATAACGTCCTGTTTCCCAAGCATAAACGGACATTCGCCCAACTCCAAAAAGTTCGCCAAACTCTTTTTGTGTTAACATAAGTGAAAGCCTTAATTCTTTTATTTGTTTCGGTGTCATTTTCGTCCTCCTAAATTGTTTCTTCGTGTAGGGGTTTTACCTACATATAGTGTAGGGTTTTACCCTACATCCATGATTTATTTTTACTTTATAGATGTAGGGGTTTAACCCACATGTGTCTACACTTTATTAGTCTTTACAATGTAGGGGTTTACCCCTCATATTTGTTATATTTACCATACCTACTTGTTTTTATAAGGGTTTTTCCATATTCCTAATTCACGCCATTTATCGCTGTATTCGTATATGTTTGCGCCCCATACGTTTTTGCCGTTTTGTTTTATTTCAATAAAACCGTTATCTACTAAGGCTTGTATATCTTTTGTGAGTTCTTTGCGCCCATTTGGTGAATACAAACCATATAAATCCCACCATTTTGGTTGACAAAAAGTAAACCTAAGTGAAATGTTTATATGTAATAATTCTTCTTCGGTAAGCATTGATTTTTCTTTTTCCGTTATAAGTTCGGAACGGCGTTTTGTTTCGCTGAATTGTAAACCTTTCATTACCGAATACAATTCTCGTTGTTTATATGTTAAATTGTGCCACGCTTGCGAAAAACGCATTGAGTTATAAATGTTAGACGATGTGTCTTTATGTATAGTTCCGTCTTTATGCTTCGGCAAAAATGCAACGTTACTTTCAAATCTTTGCGCTAAATAAGTCTTTTTTCTTTTTCCCATATTGTTGTCCTTATATAAATGTTAGTAAACAGTAATTCTTTTGGACAACTAAAAGAAAAGGTTAATTACTCCCTGTCCTGTTTACTACACTTACATTATCGCAAATTGCTAAGCGATTGTCAACAAAATTATAGGTCAAAACCCAAAAAAAGTTGGTAGTTTCTTTGACTTGTGAACTCTACCAAATTTCAAGTAAAGGTATAAAAAAATGAAAAAAGATTTGTGTGGGCTATTTTTGTTTACATTAGTATTTCACATAAAAATCATGCAATAAGGGCAAAAATTACGGCTGTTACAAGAATTATACATAAGTTGTACAACGTTTTTCCCCTTATTCTATTTCGGTTATTTCAATAGTGTTTATCTTCGTTTTGTTTATAAGCATTGCCTTATAACCTTTGTCGTTTTCAGTTATAAAACAAAGAAACTCGTCGCTATCTATATATTTTTTTATTAGTGTTGAAACATAATCATCGACTGTTTGGCTGTTAGGTATTTCGTCGGTTAGGTCGCACTCTCCGTTATCGATTGTTATTGTTATCTTGATTTTTCTCATCGTCTTTCTCCCGTTAAAGTTCTTCAATTTCAACAATAGCATTATACCAAATAATGCGCTTGCCGTTTAAATCAAATAAAATGCAATTATCGCTTTGAGTGCCAATGTCAATAAGTCCTTCGTACTGTGCTAAGACATCGCCTTTAAAATCATAAACTGTAACACGCCTGTACATTCCACCTGCAATATCGGCGTTACATGATTTTAACTCTCTATCGCAAGAAGCGCAACTTGTACTTATAAACATTGCAATAATTAAAGTAAAAAGTGTTATAATTTTTAATATTTTATTCTTCATCGTCTTTCTCCTCATCGAGTTCCCACTCTTCCTTGTCCTCTTCGTCCTCGTCCGTGTAGTATTCGTCATTTTCATAATCGTACTCGTGATAGTGGTCTTTAAACCTTTCTTCGTAATCTTCGTAACTACACCCTATCCAAGGGGCTTGTATTCCGCTCATTATTCCGCCTCTCTTTGCGCTTTGAGTTCGGCTAAATACTTTTTGGCTAAATCGACTTCGTATTCGGCTTCCTTTATGAGCGCAATATCATGTTTGATTTCGTCTATTTCGGTTGTATCGTTCACCTTGTTTGTCCAATACGATTTAAAGCCCATTTCCATAAGTTCATGCCGTCTTACTGTGTCGGTGTAAATGCTTTCCCACCTTGCGATTTTTTCCGTTAAAGTTTCAGTTATTTTTTCTTCCATTGTTGTTTATCTCCTTATATATTTTTGCGAAGGCATGCGTTGATTTTTATTTGCGCTCCGCTCAATTTCGACTACATATTCCCCACGGTTGCACATTTCAAATATCCGACTACCGATTGCCTCATCTATGCCGATTATCTCTTCAAGCATTTTTTCACTGCTGATTATCGTGATAAGCCGTCTTTTTGAGTTGCCCATTGACAAGTTCTTCCGATAGTCAATTATTTGAAACGCTTTGTCTAAGTCCGCAGTCGTGGGAGTTGTTTTGAAAAAATCGTCTATGTACAACACTTTCACGTTTTTCAGCCACGTTAGTTGCCGATTGTACTCTTCGGGGTTGTCGTAAGCGTTTTGCTTTAAGTTGATTACAATCTCGTTCCATACGTTGTAATAAGCGTTGTAACCTTGTTCAAGCAATCTACCCACGATTGCCGTACATATATGCGACTTGCCTGCCCCTATTTGTCCACCGACAAAAAAGCATTTCGCTTTATCATCGTGTACAAAGTCGGTCGCTTTATCGTACATTGTAAATTGCCAATTCTCTTTATGTGAAAAATTCCCGAAAGTGTATTTATCAAGCATAGCGGAAAGCCCGCTATTCCTTGTATTCCTGATTATGCGCCGTTTTTTCATACACTCGCACTCTCTTGAACACTCATTGTTGTTTTCGTCTAAAAAGAAAATCTCGCCTTTATTCTTGCATATAGGGCAATCAAACTCATTGAGCGTTCCTTGCTCTGCATTTTGACTGTCTATCCCTGCTTGCAGTAGTTTTATGTATTCCTCATTCATTTCTCCTAACACCTTACGCAATTGTAATAATATTTCTTCTTAGGTTTCTCCTCTTCCCTTTTCTGTCCTTGCTGTTTATCTGTTTTATCTTGCTTTTCAATGTCCTTATAACCGCCCGAAATTATCTTGTTGTATTTAAGGCAGAAAAAAGAAAAATCTTCGACTTGTTGTAACCACGAACTTTCTCTTATTCGTCTTGTAAGTTCCGCAAAGTTCATATCGTCTATTATGCCGTTGTAATTGTCAACTCTTATTTGCGGATTGTCTTGTAAGAACTCTTCAAGCCCATAAGTGGGTATGGTGGAATTTTTTCCACCTTTTTGTCCACCTTGCGATTTGGGGGAATTATAGGGGGGTGTGTGTTTATCTTCTTTATTTACTTCTTCTTTATTTATTATATAAGTATTTATTTGTGGGCGATTTTCCGTAATCGGTTTTACCGTTGACGGATTTTCCGTAAACGGAATTTCCGTTTGCGGTTCTTCGTATACATCATAAACATAACCCGCAAATTTACCATTATTATCTTTTGCTTGTGTTCTTATAAGATAGCCATATTTTTCAAGTTCGGTAATAGCCGTTGCTATGCTATCTTTCCCATCAGCGGACAAAGTTGTAAGTCCGTCAACGGAATAGTTCCACTCTTCGGGCAACGAAAACATTAAAGCGAGTAAACCCTTTGCTTTTAAGGATAACCGCTTATCTCTAAGAAAAACATTGCTCATTATCGTATAGTTAGTTGTTTTGTTTACTCGTATTTTAGCCATAATGTTTCACCACCTTGTATATAATATAAAAACCTACCCCTACTCGGTGTGACAGCACCTTTCAGGGCAGGTTATTATAAGCCTTTTAATAGTAATTTTAATGTAACCGTCTGTCACCGTTTACATTTAATTGTGCCTACATTATACACCCGATATATGCGCTTGTCAAGGGTTTTTAATCAAAAAACGAAACTTGCGAAGAAACATTCTTAAACCACGCCGTTCCTTTATCGTAATAATCTTTGTCAATCTCAAACCCGATATATCGCCGACCTGTTTTCCAACACGCAATTCTAAGGCTTTGAGAGCCTGCAAAAGCGTCTAAAATCAAGTCGTTGGGCTTAGTGTAGAAGTTGAGTAGTTTCACCCATAATTGAGTGGGTTTTTGGGTTACATGAAAGCGATAGTCTTTGTTTTTATCGTCTTGCAACATTCCGTTGTACATATAGTGAAAAACTCTTGCAACGCCCTTGCTTGCCCATGCAAGTTCGCAATCGGCAAAATCGTTTCGGTCGGTTTGACTGTAAGACCTTTTATCCCACACAACCCAACTTTTTGTAGGTGGTAAAATGTCGGTGTAGTAGTTTCCGCCAAAGATTATTTGGTCTTTGCTACATTTTCGCATAAGGTCAAAGTAACTTGCGTCTATACGTTGATTATCCCATTGTCCTTGTGCACTATAATCACGTCTTGCCGCTTGATTTACTCTCCCCCCCCCCGCACCTAACGGCATTAAACTTATGTTAATCCCATAAGGAGGGTCGGTTATGCACCAATCGGCAATTAAACCTTGTCGAAGCATTTCTTCCATTCCTTGCTTGCAATCGCAATTATAACAGTTATTTATTTCTATCATAATGTTCCTTTTAGTTTATTGATATTTTATATAATCTTTTCCGTAAATAGCATTTACTTCGTCAAAGACAAACTTCATACCTAAACCGTTAGCCGTAGGTTGCCAAATCTTTTTCGGGTTCCAATTCCTCCAACCGTCTACGGGGTCGTATTCAGGCGCACACGGTTCATAATAAGGGTTTTCAACCCATTCACCACCTCGTAACACAAAATCGTAAATTTTGGGGTATTTCTCGGCTAAAAGTTCATATCTTGACTTGCCTAACGTTTTGTGTTCGTTTCCTGCACCAAAACCGCAAAACGCACACCCCGTTCTCGCAACTCCGCTACAAGCAAGTTTCCCGCAATGTCTGCATAATGTGTTGTCGTAAGCATTGCCGTTTTTGTCTTTGTAAATTATATCGCCGTAAATGTCTGCTATCGTTATATTGTTGTCTTTTATGTATTGTAAAATGTCTTGTTCCAACCAAAAAGAAAGTGGTTGAGATTTTGGGTCTTTGCTCTCAAAAGCATTGCAACCGTTTCTTAGCCAAGATTGCGTTCTCATCATGCTTTCTTCAGCAAGTGTTGCAATCATAGGTACTTTGTGATTTTCTTTTTCGTATGCATGAAACGGTCGTTTTTTCATTATTGAGCAACAAACATCGCCAATTAAAAAAGGGAGAGTTTGGCAAGCGGGAAGATATTTCTCTTTATTAAAAATCGAAAGTTTTTTGTCTGCCTGTTGTTTATCAGAAAAACTACGTTCACGAAAATGTTGTATTGTTTTTTCGCAGTTTCGAGTTAGTTGCCCTGTTAATTTTAAGCGATTTGCTCGTTGGACTGTATTATCTTTATCAGTTGACTTAATCTTTCTCGCATACCATATTGCATGACTTATTTCTTTGCCAAAAAGCGGATAACCGTATTGCTTAACGATTTCACCAAAAGTAAGTTTAGGTTTAAGCCAATCAACATTTTTGTGGGTTTTGACAAACGACCTAATAGACGGCAACTCTAAGCCTGTATCGGAAAAGACGGCTTTAATATTTGGGTACATTGACCTTGAAATGTGCAACAAAACCGTGCTGTCTTTACCGCCCGAAAATGAAACATACACGCTGTCAACGCCGTGAAAGTCCACCCATTCTTTTATTCTTGCCTTAGTCTTTGCAATTTTTAATTCCAACGGCAAGGCTTGTAAAAGTTTTAATTCGTCAAGCGTCGGCATTATTTTCTCCTTGAAAAAATATCATTCATATAATAATTGCCAACATCACGCCCTAAAACAAGCGCATAAAATCCCTCTACGTCCGTTTTAAATTGCACTTCGACTTCAAGCAAATCTTTTTGAAAATCGTCTATTGTTTCTTGTAACAGTTGAGAAAAAGTTTCTATGTCGCCAACAACAAGTTTTGTTTTTACTATTTTATTTTTATTCATCTTTTTTCTCCTTTGCGTGTTGTAGTAGTTTCAAATATACAGGGTTATTTGTTGTTAAATATAATTCTTGATAATGGTCGATTTCTTGATTTTTCAAATCTTTTTGTAATCTTTGAATTTCTTCGTTTTTCTCTTTTTGAGCTTGTCTTTCATAATATTCAGCAAGTGCGTCGCATTTTTTGTAATTTTTAGAATACAAATAGTAAGTCAAAACGATTATTGAGTTCTCGGAAAACCTTAAACATCTTGCTACATTTATTTCTTCTATGTCCGATTTTATTTGTTTAAAATCATCGTTGTCAATTTCTCTTATAGGTGTTTCTACATAATAAGGCATTCGGCTAAAATTTAATTTTTTATCTTTATTTTCACCACTAATATCAGTTGTAAGTGGTGTGGTTAGTTTTTTATCAGTCATCTTTTTTCTCCTTTAAGTCGTCGGGCAATTCATCTTCTATTGCGTCTACTGTATTATCGCAACGTTGAAATGTTGCGCTTTTATTAGCAATAGGAAACTCGCATATTTTTTTACCCGTTTTTCGGTAGCCACTATAAAAAAGAACTGTGGCTTGCACTGCGGCAATACAGTCAGGCTTTGAAAGATATCTAAATCTGCATTTTTGGCAAGGGAACGGGCAATCAAATCGAGCTTTATAATAACTATAATCAAAAGACAATTTTTCAAACAAAAATCTTTTATCGCACATTTTTATTTCTCCTTTTTTTAAGTCCTTGTTTTTGCTGCTTTTCGGCTTTTGCTTCGTCAATCGCTTCTTGTAAGGCTTTAATAATTTCCGCACCAATTTCAGATTTTTCCTTAGGCGTATTATCTTTGTCGGTTTGCATAACACTCCCCTTAAAACGGCAAATCGTCGTCCGTGTAATCGTCTAACTGCTGTTGCCCTTTACGGTAACGATTGTTGTTGTCGTTGTTACCGCCCACGTCTTGCCTTGTGTTAAGAAACTCTACTTGCTCGGCTACAATGTTCGTAACCGTGCGTTTATCGCCGTTTTTGTCCGTGTAAGAGTTGTTCTCTAAACGACCGATTACGCCTACTTTACTGCCTTTGCTTAGCCACTTGCCACAGTTCTCGGCTAAGCCACGCCAAGCAACAATGTTAAAAAAGTCCGCAGTTTTGTTTTCGCCCGAAGAGTAAGGGCGAGTAACGGCAATTGTAAATTTTGCAAACGAAACGCCTTTTGCGGTTTCGCTCAATTCGGGGTCGCGAGTAAGGTTGCCAATAAGTTGTACGTTATTCATAATTTCACTCCTTTTCTCTTAAACCGTTAGTTTTGATGTAGTTAAGTTCGCTTTCGCAAACAAGATAACGAGAACCGACCTTGACAGTTTTAATCCGCTTGCCTAAAACATAATTATAAATTGTTCGGCTTGACTTTCGTAATTCTTCGGCAACTTCTGCCAAAGTGTACATCTTTTCAGTGTTCATTTATTTTTTGCTCCTTTATAATATAAATTCTCTAATAAAACGGTTAGCGTATTCTTTGCTAATCATTGACCTTTCGACCTTGTTACGCACTTCTCTAATTTTCTTTTGTTGAGATTGTGTATAAGTTGCTTCGGGTAACATTTTATTTTCAGGATTGCAATTCACAAACCAATATTGGGAAGGCTTTTTATAATAATCGCCCCGTCTTGTCCTATCCATATCAATCAATGAAGCCTTTATAGGGAAATATTGTATTAAGTAATGTTGCCCACAATAAGGGTTTTCGACAATTAAACGTAACCCTTTTGTAAGGCAAAACAAATACATTTTACAAAACAATTCATAAAACAAATTAAGTTCTTTATGTAAGTTGAAAACATATTCAACTTTATGTTTATCATCCCATTTTTGCATTTGCGAACTCACGCCTCTATAAGACATTGTTATGCTTTCTTGAAATCTCGTACAAGGGAAAAACGCTAAAATCAAATCGTTAGGGAAGAAGTTATCAAATATCGATTGCTCGCCGGCGTAAGCATTTTCGATTTCGGCAAACAAATCGACCACATTATCCGTTTCGCCAAAATCGTTAAGAATATCGTAATCTTCGGCGTGATAGCCAAGTTTTTTAAACTCATTTTTAAAAGTTCCACTTTGCTCAAATAAACAATGCACTTTTGCTATTTTCAATTTTTAATTACCCCCGCTCTCTTGCACTTTTTCTAATTTTTCAATTTTCGTCTTTAAACGTTTGATTTTGCGTTCGTATTTATCAATCATTTTGCTAAACATACAGTCCGCACAATCACCGTAATCCAAACAACCGCCTAATTTCCCTAACTTGCATTTTCGTTGTTTCATTTTTTCACCACCTTTTATTGTAATTATTTTACAATACTTGCTTGTAATTGTCAATAGAATACACGTTATTCTTCGACAAAACTTGAAACAAAATCGCCGTTTTCGTCCGTAAAGATTTTGAATTGACCGTCTAAGCGTGCTTTCTTTTCAAGGGTTCTAATGCGTTTTAACTTGCGAAAGAGTGCGGCGTACTGTCCTTTAATGTAGCGTGTCGCTTCGTCCTTTGTAGCAAGTTTTATGCCGTTTTTTGACGAAACAATGATTTTCTCCACAGACAAATCGTTGTTGATTTCTCTTATGTCGGCAGTAAGGACTTGCCGAGCGTGAGAGTTGTGGTAATCTAAACAATTGCAATCATCGTAATCGTCAATAAAAACTCGCCCAATTTCGGCTTGTTTAAGAGGAACGTCGCCGTATAAAAGCAAAAGTTCGTATAATTGTCTTTGTCTATCGTTCATTTTTAATTCTCCTTTAAAGAGTGTTGATAATCAATGAGTTCTTTGCAACGGTTTCCCGTGCATTTTGAGTGAGGGCAGGAATAAAGGCAATAATTTATTACTCTAATGTCTTGTCCTTTATCACATTCGTAAACTTTGGACTTTTTAATAGAATTTACAGGGTTTGCAGGAACGCCGCCGCATTTTAACATTTTAAATGGTTTAGAAATCATCATCGCAGGGGTTTAACTCCTTTTGCAATTTTAGTAGTTTTTCTTCGTCATGCTCTACAAAAAGCATTTCATAACGGCGGTTAGTATCGGAAGCAACGACTTCAATGCCGTGTCCGTGCATACGCTCAATGTCTGTATTTATTTTTATTTTGTTAGCATTTGAAAACGCAACTTTAATATCGTTTGCGCCCCAAAACAATTCTTGATAGGTTTTAAAGCCTTGCATATAAACGCTGATTTTGTCTTTTTTTGGCAAGCAATTAAACGCTTGCTTAGTTGTTATTGTTACTTTCATTTTTTAATCTCCCTTGCAAATTCATTTACGAATATCGCTTCTCCAAAGCCGTCAAACGCGTCAGGGACGGATATTTTGCTAACGAGAACACATTCCAACCCTGTGTTTTTGTCAAGGTATTTTTGCGTTTCTACGGTCAAAAGTTTGTTGCCGAGATGCGACTTCAAAAAGCGAACGGCGTCTTTGTTCTGTTTCGGGGTTTTACAGTTAATCATTATGCTGTAATTCCCACGATTTTGTTTATACGGGTGTGTCGCAGTTAAGTTCCAAATCAGCTCCTGACCGATATAATCAATTATCATTTTCATACTCCTTTAACGTTTCGTTTAACTCCTTTTGAATTTCTTCACGCCGTATGCAATTTTTGCAATACAAGCAAAGTTCGTTTGTGTGATAAATTTCTATCAAAAAACAAAACTCATAATCACAACCGTAAGTCATTTTTTATTATTCCTCCATAATTATTGATAAATTCTTGTTCTCGTTTTGCTTTTTTGTACGCAAAGATAAAAGCCCATTGCACATATTGTGCGCAAAACGAATAAAATTTATTGGTTAATTTAAATTGTGAAAGGTGTTTCCATATCAACAAATAGCTTTCACCTATAACATCGTCTATGTCGCATATATCGGCATAATCATTAAGTTTTTTAACACCCACATAATGTTTTACGCAAGGAATAACATTGTTTATGTAAATTTCTATTTGTTCTGCGGAAGGTGGCATTAAATACCCTTTTGCAATAAACAAATTATCAATTCGGCAATTAAACATATCGTTGTCTTTGTGATACACCTTTGCTCCCTTTTGATAGCCCACGCCGAACGCTTTATAAACTTCCACAGCCAAAGAAGAATGTTTTCTTGCGGTTAAATTTTTGTTACGAATATTTATGTTTACAAAACAATAAATATGTTTTCCCATGCGTTTTGCGGACGGGAAAATTTCTTTTCCTTTTGGATTAAATATTCGCCCGTAATTGCTTATTTTATAGCCGTCAAACGGCGGTTCAAAGTTTTTAAAGATTTCTTCCATAATTTTTATTAGATAAGAAAGGGCGGTTTCTTAAAATGCACACTTTTTATATCATAAATAAAACCCAGCCTGTTTTTTGATGGATATTTTGATTGATACTCTATTTATTTACTCTTTGTTTGATTTTTATTTACAAACACGCCGCCCCGTAATTGTATCATTCCGTAAGCTCCTTTAATAGTTCGTCGATTTCTTCTTTCAAGTCGTGCCAGGCTTCGTCTTCGCCGTCGTAATGCCACACCTCGTATTCGCCGAACTTTTCTTTTAAAATTTCCGCAAACTCTTCAACCGCCTTGCGCTTTTCTTTTTTGATATATTCCAACAGCGTTTTGCAAGTCGGAATTGCTTCACCTGTAATCTCTATTCTTGTTTTGCTTATGCCTCTTGCAAACTCGTCAAATTTTTCTACTGCCAACACGAACCGCCCATTGTCGGCTTCTAATTGCTTGACCTCTTCTAAAAGTTCAAAGTTTTGTTTTTTTATAAGTTCGAAATCTTGTCGTCCGTCCTCAACGCCTTTAATGTAGTAATCGACCTTCCCTTTTTCAATCTCGTTTTCGAGTTCCGCTTGCTTTTCATTACACGCTTTTATTTCTTCGTCCCTTTCTTCGGGCGTAAGAATAACTGCGCCGTCAGGCTCGTTGTCGATAGGTTTATAAAAGTTGTAAACGGCGTCGGCGACTTCTTCCGCTATATGGTCAACGCCGTTACAATCTGATATTACTCTATCGTCCGACAAGGCTATGTAAGAGTTAGCCGCTATCGCCTTTTTGACGATTGAAATGATTTCGTCTTTTGCTTTCAATTCGTCCGCAAATTTTTTCACGGCTTGCCTTTTATACTCTTTTAATTCGGCTTTCGTTATCACAACACTATTCTCATCGATTTGGCGATAGCCTGCATTGTAAAAATTTATTGCAATTTGCTTTGCACATGTATATGACAGTGTATTTTTCAAGGCTATAAATGCCATTTCCTCAATTAACTGTTCTTTATTCATTACCTTTCTCCTTTAATCATTTTCGTGTAAGATATTGTGAATATTTTCAACTTTGTCGTAAGTATCGAACGCCGTGTGCGTTTTATTTTTTCCGTCCCAACGACTTATACAATCGTTTACAAGTCTTTGCACAATCGTATTCGCCCTGCTCATTTGGTCGGTTGTCAACTCTTCCCATTTATTCGACATAAATAGTAAAACCGCCGCACGGTTTATTAAATTGTTCCATACGGCGGTGTATCTCTCCTTTTAATTATTTCTTTTTGTTGCCGAAAAACATATCGGACATTTCTTCTTGACTTTCTTCGGTTGTTTGAGCCGTTCTTTTTGCCCTTGTAGCCTTTTTCGGTTCTTCGGTGGGTGCTTGTTCGTTTTCGGCGGTTTCGTCCGTTGTGTCTAAAACTACGCCGTCTTCGTCAATATTTTCGGGGATATCGGGCGAAACATTGTCAGCTTTGTCGGCAGTGCCGAAGTGGAACTCTTCGTCCTCGCTCATTTCAACAACGTTTTCGTCCGCATTGATTGCTTGTTGCATTTCGATAGACAACGGAGCGTCCCCACCGCTTAACAACGCTTTAACGACTTTCCCGCAAGCCATAGTGTCAAAGTCTTTATACCAAAACGAGGAATATTTCCATTCGTCTTGCTTCGGGTACTTGCCGAGCAAGTAATCTTCGTAAGAAACCTTTTGCATTTTATCAGTGTTTACGCCGTGCCACGAAAACGCTTGCGAGTAACGGTCGGCGTGTTCGAGCGTGTGGGTTTTCGTCCAATACAAGCCACGGCGATAACCGTTTAACAGTTCAAAGTAAGCGTAATAGCCTACAATCGGGAGTTTATCTCTTTTATCGGCGTCGGTGATAAAGCGTATTTTCGGCTCGGCGGTGAGTGGGTCAAGTCCAAGATATTCGCCCTCTTTTACAGGAATAGCATTTATCAAGCGGTACTGCCCACTTCTGATAGCAAGTTGTTTCCATCCTTTCACGCCGAGAATGAACTGTGCTTGCGTGGTGTTAGATTTTCTGTCTTTAAACGGCACAAGGTAGTATTGACCGAGTTGCGGGGAATGTGCAAGTTTAAGGCTTTCGCCAAGCAATGCGCCGCTCAAAAGTGAGGCGTGCGAACAGTCGGCAAGTGCGGGCGTTGTTGCAACGGCTGATACAATCGCCGATACAAAACGTGTTGCGCCATCTTTGCCGAGCATTTCTTCAATGCTCTTTTTCCTGTTTGAGCAAAAAGTGCTAAATGTAAGTTTTGTTTTTTCTTCTTTCTTAGGTGCTAATGTGTTTGTTAAAGCCATAATTATTTATCTCCTATTATATTTTTTCGTATTGAATATCATTGTTTTCAAAAAACTCACGGAGTGCAAGTAATTGTTCTTTCGTTGCCGTAATTCTAAAAGACATTTCGTAAATTTTCGGCTTCGTTAAAATGTTGCCGTTAGCCGATAATGTAACCGTTTTCGGTTGTTCTTTCTCTTCTTCGGCTACTTGTTCGGTTGCTTGCATTTCGTGCCTTGCAGGCTGATTTTCGGCTTGTGCTTGCAACTTGCGTTCCTCTTCTGCTTTCGCTTGCTCTTGTAAATGCTGTTTGTATTCTTTGCGCCGATTGTATTCGGATAACGTTACGGCAAGATTTAACGACTTAAAGTATTCGGTTTTGATTTCAAGTCTTTCGTCTTTATCCGAAAACGTTGTGTCGATTACGGTTACATCTTCGACAATCTTGTCTAAAATTGCCGTGAGTTCCTTTTCAATGAGTTTTTCGGTGTAAGCCTTGTTTAGCCACTTTTGATTAAATATCTTGTCGAGCGGCACAAGGGTGATATAGCCGTAAAAAACCTTTGAATAAATCTTTTCAATAAGTTGTTTCTTTTCTTCCTGCTCTCGTGTCTGATAGTCTTTAACAACGCCGTCAATGCGTTTACTTGCTTCGTCGATAAGGTTCTTTACTTCGTCAACCTCGCTTTTGAATTGTTCGACAGGTGCGAGAAAATCTCTCGTTTGCTCAATTCGCCAAGCGTTAAGTTGTTTCGACAAGCCGTTTAATTTTGCCCTTGCGTCCTTTGCTTCGGGTATCGTTTGGTCTGTGAAAAGTTGATTTTTAAACGGTTCGAGTAAGGCTTTAACCTTTTCTTCGATAACATCCTTATTCCACTGAATAGGCTTTATTTGCTGTTCGTTTGCATTGTAAACAATAAGTTCCATTTTTTACACCTCTTTGATTAAAAATTTATTATTTCACTCGGTTTAGTCCGATTGATTACGCAATTCATAAATTCGTTTTCCTTTTGCATAAGGTATTCAATATCGTCGATTACGTCTTCCCGCCTCACCGTCCGATATATCGTTTCGGCATAAGGCATTGCACCGTCGTTCGATTTTATATGCGCCATAATGTACGCAAACTTAAACTCTTCATTGACGGCAAAATAATGTAAGATTTGGCAATAATATTTTTGAGGTATTTTATTCATTGCCCATTCTTTCCTTAACTTCCCGCCGATGTCGTTCACCGTCTTTATCTCGCAAAAACCTTGCTCGTTTATCGCATGGTCTATCAATAGCAAGTCAAGGCTTGCCATTTGGTATTCGCTTTGGTATTCGGTGGTGTCGTTTACAAAAACACAATCTTTTGACGATAGCACGGTGAGTTGCGGAAAATCGAGTGCAAACAACTCTGCAAGGGGTTCTTCGGCTTTCGTGCCGTACTCCATTAAAGCATTTACCTTGCGTTCTTTAACCGCCTTGCCCGTCATTTCGTTCCATAAATCAAGCCTGCTGCGGTATTTGTCATAGCCTAATATGCAAGCGGCGTCGCTCCCGCCTATGTGCGTTTTGCGCATCGCATACCATTCGGGCGATTTATACTTCACTTCTAAAATCTTTGCCATTTTCTACGCCCTCTATAAATTCCGCTAAGATTTTAAGCGTTCCGATAGTAATTCTCGGGTGTTTGCCCGTTTCTACGTTGTATATCGTCTGCATTGTCAAGCCCGTTATTTCGCTTGTCTTTGCCCATGTATACTTGCCTATTTTTCTTGCCGCTTTTAATCTTTCGCCTACATTTTCCCTTGTGATTTTCTCGTTCATTGCTTTCAATCTCTCCTATTTCCACGATATTATTTTACTATATTTTGTGTTTAATTGCAAGCATTTTCATATACTTGCATAAAAATGTTAGGAAAAACATTGTATCTTTCTGACAACGCCTTGCGCATTGCGATATAATGCTTCACCTTTTCCTCTAAGTGCTTCGGCACCGTTTTGTTCTAACACTACACGGCTGTCAACCTTGCTTGCGCATTGAAAAGCGATACGGCAAGGGATATTTGCTTTAATAAGACCTGTGCATACGCTTGCGGAGGGGCGTTGCGTTGCGAGAACCAAATGCACGCCGCACGCACGACCGAGTTGCGCTATTTTGATAAGTGCTTTTTCTATATAGCGATTGCCCCGCATAATCAGGTCGGCAAACTCGTCAATTATAAGCACTTGTTTTGTACCTTTGTAAATTGTATCGCCGCTTGCCGCCATTTCGGCGTAACGTTCGTCAATAAAGTTGCACAGTGCAACCAAAACAGCGGTAGCCGTGTCAATGTCGGTTGCTATACATTTACAAACATGCCCTTCGTATTTTTTCGCTTTATAGCGGGCAAATTCAACTTGCTTTGTATCAATAAGAATAAACGCCACGTTGTCAGGCTTTTTATCGACAAAAGACGATATAAAGTTATGCAGAAAAGTGCTTTTACCGCTCCCGCTTGCGCCCGCTATAAGCAAGTGCGGGCAGTCAAGCAAATTGTTTTTCACGACTTCGCCCGTTTTTTCGTCAATGCCGATAAAATATTCGTTCGGAGCAAGTTTGTCTTTCACGTTTTCAAGTGATATAAACGAACGGTCGTTTTTCTCTATCGATATAGCGAACAGTGCGCCCGCAACGCCGTCAATTTCGTGCGATAGCGATATGTTTGCATACTTGCTAAGCAGGGCAAATTCCACGGCTTTAAACGCCCTTTTAAGGCTCGGTAGTTGTGCGTTATTGACAAGCGCATAATATGCTTTATAGTAAAAGTCGTTTTCTTTATAACCTAAAAGAATAACAGGCACTCCGACTTGTCGGAATAGCGTTTGCACAGTTTGACCTATGCAATCGCTGTCCGATATAAAATTAAAATCTAATTCTTTACTCATATTGTTTTCGGTAACTCCGCCCAAAAGGGGTAAAATGTTGCGTATTCGGCGGTGTCGTGTTTGTCGCTTGCGTTAAACGCTTTATGCCGTACGCTATAATTGCTTGTTATTACATACGAAACTTCGCCCGTGTATTTCGATATTTGTGCGACAAGATATTCGCCGCTTTCCGTGGGCAGTTCCTTGTTCGTTTCGTGCCATTTTAAAGTCCATTCTTTCATTATTTTATTCTCCTTTGATAATATCTTGTAATTCTTCAACGGTTATTCCGATATCCGTTCCGAGCCTTAAGAGACGTTCGTAAGTTTGTTCTATAGAAGTTGCTTCGCATAAATCGTTTACGAGTGCTTCGAGTAATTCTGCCTTTTTCTGTAATTCTGAGTTTTTCATAGATAATAGTTTGGTGTTTCTTGCATTTTCTTTCATTGAACCAATTTTCAAATTGCATTTTCTATTATCGTATCGATTAAATGTTTCATGAGTGATATGGCTGACCATTTTCCCTTTGGGAAAGCCCATAACCAGTCTATGCAAGGCTATCCTTTTTCTTGTATCAGGCAATTGCGCGTATAGACAACCACTCTTTTTATCAAAATACCAACAATAATCTTTTATTTTATCGTAATCTTCTTTGTCAAACCAGAATTCTTCTCCTTTTGACGTATATCCTTTTCCAAAATCACCTGATAAATCATATGTGTTATATCTTTTATTTCGTTTTCCGTTTTCTCTTGATTTTTCTTTTTGATAACAACCGCAAGACTTCGTAAGCCCCCACATAAGACTATGCTTGCTAACTAAAACCTTGTTTCCACATTCACATTCGCACCACCATTTGTTCCTCGTGAATTATCATTAGTTCCACGTTCTAATACTGTCAATCTTCCAAATTTTCTTCCAGTTAAATCGTTAATTTCTTTTTTCATAATAAAAATACCTTTCCGTCGGATATGCCGCCGACGGGCGGCGTTCGTTTTAATGCCTTTTTAAATTTTCTTCGATATCACTATTTGAAAAAAAGGTCGTTCGTTCACTTTCGATAATGCCTTTTTTGAAAATGTATGCACATTCAATAAATATTGCGCCGCCGTTTATTTTTTCTTTTAACTTGTAAATCTCGCCGTCGTTGTCCGTGTAGTAACCTTGTAAAAATTTCATAATCTTTAACTTCTTGCGCTTTTCGATATATGCAGCCATAACAACGCCGATAAAAGATTTTCGGCTTGCGTCCGTGAATAGCGCGCTTTTTCTTCTTCGGTTTCTTCGAGTATTTCGCCGAGCACGTCAACGGCGTTGCGCGTGTAATAATAATCGGCGGTATCAAGTACCGACGGCAAGCCCGCACACCAATCTGTAAAGATGTCTTGCATGCTTGCATTGCGATAGTAATTCTCCGCGCCTTTATATTTTTCACGCAGGAAAACGCGATATATATACTTCGCACAATCCGAAAAATTATTTTCATCGCCGTTAAAATCGTTGTACCCGTCCGCGTCGAAATGTTCGACCGTCCATTTTTTCAAATTTTCGATTGCTTTTTTGCTGTTTGTTCTTAACATTTTTTTATACCTCCGTTTTTGCGCTGTCGGCACTTGCGACCGTGTGCGCCGTGACATTAAAACGCCCGCAGGCGTTCCGCTCTGTTATTTTTGCGATAATAAAATTGCTTTTAATTCGTACAATTTATCAAGTTTTGCGTTTATGCGTTTTTGTTCTTCCTTGTTGCCGTGTGCGGCTTGACGGGCGATAATCAACCCGATTGCCGCCTTTAATGCCGTTATTGTCATGCTTGTCCTCCCCCGATAATAATAACGTGTTTATTTTTCAAACCGAATACTTCCCGCATGCGTTTTATTGCTTGCTTTACCGTGTAACCCGTAAAAGTCAATTTTTCTGTGTCATGTTTATCGTCCGAATAATAAATTGTTATTATGTCATTGTAATTGTTTTTACTTACGAAAAAATATATTTTCATTTTTAAAACCTCGCTTTTATATTTTGCTTGCGATATAATCGCCGAGGGCTAAAGCGTTTTTGTGCTGTTTTTCGGCGGTCGTTTGCCAACCTTCGCCCGCGTTATAAATCGCTCTTGCGTTTTCTTCAAATTGTGCGATACCTTCCACGCGTTCGCCGCATAAATCGCGGTAACCCGTGCAAACTATAACGGGCATGCCGTTCGTCGTGGGAACGACATACGCCGACCAGTTCCAACCGTAAACGCCCGAACCGCTCCCGATTTTAACAACGTTATCAGAATGATTTAAAACCGTTTGAAGCTCACAATAACCCGCGCGGTAAACTTTATAACCCATTTTTTTTAACCTCCTCAAAAAAATATTTATACATGATTTACTCATGTAAATGGTTATACGCTTTTTATTTATATTAAAAAACGTATAAGAAAAAATATAATGAGTACGGAAGTTTATATTATACGATAGTATATTACAAGATATAACGCTTGAATATTATATATTATATATTGTAGTAATGCTTATATTGTAATATATAACTACGTGAGGCGGGGCGGTGATGCTGTCAAGCAGTTGACCTTTACAGCCCCGAAAAACTCTTTGCACTCAAAAAGCCATGCAATAATAACATGGCTCTGTTCTTTTTATGTGTGCTATTTTTATCAGAAAAAAGAATAATAAAAAAGTAATCTCAAACAAAAAACTTGTAACGCCCTATCTTACCGCCGTTACATGCGACGTTATCGCGGGGAGTGCGTGCGCCTTGTCATCGGTTGCGACTCTCTTTTTACGGGCATTTCAGCCCCCGCCACATGCATGCGCCTAACGACCTCGCATGCGTGCTCTGCTCATAGTTGCGGCATGTTGCCGCCGTTTTGAACCATTTTCAACCTTCTTGCTTCGCGACAGCCCATGCGGGCTTTTCCGTCGTTTTCCCGCTCTCGGACTTCGTGCGCCGGTCTCGCAACCTTGCCAGAATGGCGGAGGGGTTGCGGGCTGTGCTCTTTAGCTTTTCGCTACGCTCATTATAACATGAAAGATTTTATAATGCAACTATTTTTATATAGTTTATAAAAGTTTTTATAAATATTTTTTATTCTTTTTTTTAATGGGCGCGGCGGGGCTGTCCCCTATTTGAAGAACGACCGAGGGCGGTGTTGGTACTCCCCCGAGTAATTCTCAAAAAATAAAAGGTGTCAATAAAACTTAACATACTCCCTCTCCCAATTTCCCAAACATAAAAGTGTCAAGCAATCAAAGAGTTGTCAAATAATCCTTGACAAGTGAAAAAAGAGGTGGTATAGTAATAAAAAAGGTGTCAAGTAATCCTTGACAAGTGGTGATAGGAGTTAATATAAATGAGCAATGAGATAGGCAAGCGGTTTTTAAAGGTGTTTAAGAACAGGGGTTGGACTTATAAGGAAGTTGGTGAAAAGTTGGGGGTGAGCAGGCAGTGGGTATTTCAGGCGGTAAGGCGAGAGGACAAGATGTGGAAAGTGGTGGAGGTAGAAGATTGGTGCAGGAAGTTAAAGATAGGGGAAAGCAAGATATTAAAGGGAGAGTATAAGAAAGGTTATGAAGAGCAAGAGTGATAAGAGAGAGATAAAGACGAAAGGTGGGAGTTGGGAAGAGGTAGACAAGCAGCTGATAGGTGGGAGAGAGTGGAGTATAGAGATAGGAGTATATGAGGACAGGCGGTGTCAGACGCACATAAATGAGGGGATATCGTTTGAGCAAGAGAACAAGAAATTAAAGAAGAACCTATTTAAGGGGACGGTATGAATATGGGGAAAGAGATTAGTGAGGGGTTAAGAGAGAGTTGGAAAGTAATGGAGGCATTGAGGGGTGCCGACGGTTTTTATGTAATAGGTGGAAAGGGGTATGATATACAGGTAGAGTTTAACCGATTGATAGCGATGCACAAGTTAGCGGCGATGGTGTATGATACGCAAGACGATTACACGGCAAGTGTGTGGTGTTATGAGTATATCGTGCCGAGGGTGAATGCTTTATTAAGGTATATTATGTATGGAGATTACATAGGGATAAAGAAGAGTGGGAAAGAAGAGAGGTATTATGTAAGTGATAAGTATAAGGTAGATGATGGAGAAAGAAAGAGAGTAAGGGGGTGGTGTAGTGAAAGGAGTGAAAAGACGGAAGTTAAGGGTGTGGACGGGAGCATTGAACAGATAATCAATGTTGAATACTTGTATAAAGTGATAAGGAAGAAGAGTATGGCAATGGCTGGGAGGTACTTTATACATTACAATATACAGTATTTGGAGCAAGAAAAGGGGGAAAAGAGTTATCCGAGCCGAATGCGGGTATTGAGGAGTGCGGTATGGTGGGCGAACCAGATGTTGCTTAACATATTCGGTATGAGAATGCCCGACGGCGGGAAAATGAATAAGATTGAACCCGAATTGATAATCTTTTCTACAATGCCGAGTAGTGGAAAGAGTTTTGTATGCAATACTATGAATGAAATGTTTATGGTGTTGGCGAGGAACTTGCAGGAGAAAGGCGGGTGTTTGAGAGTAGGCAACGAACAAAACAATATATTAGGGCAAAGCCGACAGACGATTGGGCTTCTTCTTAACCCGCTTATACTTGATTTATATCCAGAATTAAACGAGTATGTAACGAAAGACGGAAAGTTTATACCGTTTGAGAAAGGTGCGGAAGAGGAATGGAGTTTAAGGGGTGCAAAGTATACACCTACAAGTTCTATTTTTAAGACGAGAGATAGTGCGATAAACTCCGTAAGATGTCAGTTAGGAATGTTCGACGACCCGTCAAGAGGACAGCAAGAAAGTTCTAATATGGCAATACATATGAGAATATGTAATTTGTTCAACGGCGACTTTCAGGACAGATTTGAAAACCAAAACAAGAAAAAAATACTGCTTACAGGCACAATGTTCAACCCCGAGGACGTGTTCTCCACGGAAATGAGCAAGGCTTTGTTAGACGGTTATACAAAAGACGAAAGATTTAAAAATACTTTTATATCGGCTGATAAAAAGACTATTGTAATAATAAACGACTGCGAGGACGAGTACGGTAACAGTGCGTTTCCAGAGTTCATAAGCAATGAAGACTTGGCAAAAAAGAGAAACAGTTTGCCAGAGTACGATTACAGGTGCATATGGCGGCAGAAACCTATCCCTGCGGACGGTTTAATCTTTGCAAAAGAGTTTTTACAGTTCTACGACGAATTACCGCCTATGGACGAATTTTCGGGCTATGCGTTCGCCGCTCTTGACCCCACAAGAAGAAAAGCAAACGACTTCTTGTCTATGCCTATTTTAAGATACCATGAAAAAAGCGGTATGTATTATTTGGTAGATGTTATATATCAGAGAAAATCAGTATTACAGTTATACGATAAAATAGTAAGTAAAATATTTACTCATAGAATAATAAAGATAGCGTATGAAGAAAACACGGATACGAGCTTAGGAGTGGCGTTAAAGTCTAAGATTAAAGATAAAAGCCCTAACGCCGAAAAACTTGTAGAACTTATACAAGTGTATAGTACGGCGAATAAACTTGCCAGAATAAACAATGCGGCTGATACGATTATACATAACATTGTTTTCCCCTCGGAAAAAGCGAAAAACCCCAAAACGGAACTCGGTTATGCCGTTCATCAGTTAATCAATTTTGACGGTAATAAAAGCGAACACGACGACTTCCCTGACAGCCTTGCTATGTTCGCCGATAAAATTATTATCAACGCAAACAACAAAAACTTTGTTAAACCTCATAAAAATAGACCTTTTTAAGGAGATGATATGTTATGCCATCGGCAAAAATAATACAAAAACGAGATAAATCGTTAGAAAACACGCCTGAAAATCGCTTGACAGCCCTTACAAAGGCGAAAGACAATGCGTTAAGAGTGTTAGAGGAACACGACTTTGACGAAGAATTAGGCAGTAAAAACCTCTTTATTTTGGATAACGTGCTTTGCCCTATCGGGTTTTTCCGTGATAGAATACAAAGAAAGTTTGAAATCGAAGATTTTATAGACGTATGGCAGTTATTTTGTTATATTTGCCGAGAAATCAATAAAAAAACCGTTTTTACTCCCACTGTTAATACGTTTTGTAACTTTATGAATATATCTTCCGCAACATTCAACAGTATTCTGTTAGAAAAGTCCGAACGTGGCGAAATGTGCAGGTTTATTAAAGATACGCTCGCCGACAGGCTTATGCAAGCAATGCTCGAAGAAAAAGTTCCCGCTATCCCCTCTATCTTTATCGCTAAGGCGAACTTCGGTATGAGAGATAACGACGCTCCCGTAACTAACATTGTGGTGCAAGAACAACATATGTCGGCACAAGAAATACTTAATGAGTTTAAAAAGGGGTAAATAATTATGAAAGTAGAAAAACACATTAAAATGTCTGAAAGCGATTGCGAAGTCATTATTCATTGCTTCGGTACGTTCTCTTCTATGAGCGGAGAAATCAATAAAGCAATTGACGTCAAATATCCTAACGTATATTACAATATAAGTTTGCTTAGAGAAGCAAAAGGGTTAAGAATTGGTACTTGCCTTATTACAAGAGTAGAAAAACAATTTATTATCTCAATGTTTCCTGCCCTTTACGACTACGACGCAAGTGGCGTAAGCAAGTCTAACTTTGACGAAATATACTTTATCGACACCTTACAACACGTTTATGACGTTATGGAAAATCTCGGGTGGTTAGATAAAAAAATTGCAGTTCCCTTGTACTTCGGTTCAAAACAAGTAACTTATGTAAAATCAGCCCTCGAAAGCTTCTTTAAAGGCAAAGATTTAACAATTTATACTAAAATTTAAAAAAGTAATGTAAATCGCTTGACTTTCCCCTTATTATTGAGTATTATGTACTTGAATGTTGGGGAGCATTTATCAATACTATCATTTTACATTGCTAATAAATCAAAAGTTCTATTCGAGATAGGTGTTCCCCTAAAACATTCAATACAATTTTCGAATGGAACTTTTTATTTTACCCAAAATACCCATGATTGTATTAGCAATGCGTGCAACTCTACAACACGATAATCTGTTGGTAGTCACCACCATTTAGAGCGAGAACGGCACCGCAGTCGGGTAATTCAAGATGTTATAGACGATATGCGAGAGAGGAATGTGAGTGCGAAACAAACCTCAATAAAAAAAGACGCAAGGCAGGAAGTCCATAATGGCATTTTTTGCATATGAATAGGGTATGGAATGTTCATTTGTTATGCAAAACTACAACATCTTCCTTATACAGTGGCGAAGCGACAAGCGGAGTATGTATTTTTCGGGTAGCGTATGCTTTTTCGATAGGCATATTCTACCCTTTTTTAATGGCTCGGCTCTAAACAGAGTATATATTTAAATAAATAAAAAAAGTTGTCAAAAATACTTGACAAACAAAGTTCATTGCACTATAATGCAAGCGATGGAAGAAATTAAATATCGCTAAAAGAGTAAAGAATATATCCCATTCTGCACTTTTTTATAAGCACTGTTTAATTACTGCTTCCATTGTAGTTAAATAGTGCTTTTTCTTTTAGGAAAAAAATGATAGTTAGGTGGGGTGTGTAGCGATGTTGTTTGGCTTAATAGGTGGAAAGAAAAAGAAAAATACTTACTATAAGACAAAGTATTATGAATATTTACAATCTAAAAAGTGGAAGAAAATCAGGTTAAAGGCGGCAAAACGAGCGCACTTCATTTGCGAATGTTGCGAAAAGAAATGCACAGACAAAAAGACCTTAAAAGGCTTTCAAGTTCACCATATGACTTATGAGCATTTGTATGACGAATTACATCATATGGACGATTTGGTATTTCTTTGTAAGGACTGCCACGAAAAAACGACAAAGCGTATTCAAGAAATAAAAGACAGAGCGAAACAGGATATTGCCGAAATATCTTTTAAGCGTAAAAATTGATTATTCATTATCTCCTTGTATGGGTGCATGGTTCAGTTAAAAGCGAATTATGCACTCTTTTTTTAATTTTTATAAAAAATTTATCGTTAAAGTATTGACAAATCAAAAAATGTAGGGTATTTTATAAATATATAATAAGCATTTTAGGTCGTAAAAGGGGTTTCTATGGCTCAAATAGATTTATCTAATCAAATATACGGTCGGCGCAAGTTGGTGACGAATAGACAAATTACGGGCGACATAAATGGCGATTTAGAAACCGTTAAACTTATCCTTAGCGATGTAATGTCCGTTCACGAAACCAATCAAACGCAAGAAATGACCTTGTTTAACATTTTTGTTAATAAAACCGATTGGTGGAGTAAGGATAAAGTTACTCGTGAAGATATAAACAACAAAGTTTCTATACCTAATGCTTGGGCGTTATCGAGAACAATAAACGGTTATTGTTTCGGTGAACCTGTAAAATTTATTGCAAGAGGTTCTGACGAAACAGAAAGCGGCGATGCGCAAACCACAAAGCAAGCGCAAGTCGAGGTGTTGTCGGAAATGCTCGACCGTATGGGCAATCACGACAGCGACATTATGGCTACTATGTGCGCAAGTATTTGCGGTGTTGGGTATAAACTTGCTTTGCCTGCTAATAATGAGGAGTTGGAATTAAACGGTATTCCGTTTGTAATCAATACCGACATTATAATGCCTATGCTTGCAGGCGTGGTTTATTCAAATGAAAGCATTTCACGACCTGTAATGGGCTTTATTATAGGCACTTATTATAACGAAGAGGGCAAGGCGGACGGTAATCTTTATACATGTTGGACGAAATACGCTCAATATATGCTGAAAGACAGCGAAAGCGGCGATGGCTACGACACAGTTAAACAGAAAATTGGCGAAAAAGAAGTCGATGTTTATCAATTGTCGAATAAGCGTATTCCGCTTATAGAGGTTGAGCGCAATCCGTTTAGAAAAGGCGATTGGGAAGTTGCAACGGAATTGTTGGAACTTAAAAACAATCTTATTTCTAACAGAATGGACGACATTCAGCAAATGGTTGATTACATTCTTGTTTTGACAAACTGTGCGTTTGAAAACGAGGATGACAAAAAACAAGCATTGCAAGCACGTTTGTTAGAATTAAAAGTTGCTAACCCGAACAACCCCTCAAAAGCCGAGATATTGAAAAATGCGCTCGACCAAACGAGTATTCAGCAACTTGCCGATTATATCGACTTGCTTATTCAAGAATGTGTAGGTATTCCGAATAGACAAGAACGTGGCGGTGGCGGCGGTGATACAGGTCAAGCCGTTAAATATCGTAACGGTTTCAGAGATTTGGAAAACAATGCAGGGCTTATTATTCCGAAAATGGATAAAGCGGAATTGCAATTTATAGATTTGTGCTTGTCGTATTGCGAAAACGTAAAAGTTGAGGGCATTACGGACTTAAAAGCACGAGATGTAAGATGTAAATTCTTGCGTTCGTTTAACGATGACGCACTGTCTGCTTCGCAAGCGTTTATTAATCTTGTAAACGGCGGTATGGACTATGTTAATGCGTGTATTTGTTCGGGTGTTGGCACTGACCCCTCCGAAATCAATAAAAAGATTTTGGAAGCGTGGAACAACGGTACAAACTTCTTATCACTTAATAAAGGTGTGGGTAATGCAAATAGTGCAACAGCCACTGAAAATGCAGAAAGTACGGACGCTAACGATACAAATTCGCAAAAAAATAGCGAAAACAGCACTTTAAATGCTGAAAAACAAACAAATAACAGTGGTGAAACTGCCTGATAAAGGCGTTCATAATAAATATTTAATTTTTAACGGTTCGGGTAGAAATGGCAAACGGCATAAGTCGGGTTAAGTTTTTAAACGAATTGGGGAGAAGAGAATGAAAACATTAAAAGATTTTATCAGTACCAACGAAAAAGGTGAACTTGTTTTTGACGAAACGGGCTACAATGCTGAAATGGATAGAGTTCGCAACGAAGCAAGCACCACGGCAAGAGCCAACGCCGAAAAGTCTTTGAAAAAAGACATTGAAACGCAGGTTCGCAAAGAAATCGAAGAAACCGCAAAACTTTCAGCAGAAGAAAAACTTGCCAAAGACCGTGAAGCATTGGCAAACGACAGAAAAGCGTTTAATGGTGAAAGATTTAAAAATCACTTGAAAGCAGCTAATCTTTTTTCAGACGAAGAAGTCGATGTTTATATGAGTTTGCTCGGTGATAATTACGATGAAAGCATTGAAAAAGCCGACAAAGTAATAGCCGCTCGTACAAAGTATAATCAAGATTACGAAAAGAAACTCAAAGAAAACATCCAAACAGGCACGCCGAGAACAAACGGCGGAAGTTCTTCCGATACAAGCGTTGATAATGAAATAATCAAAAGAGCGCAAAAATATAATTCGGTTACTCAAAACCAAAACGCTCGTGTTGAACTTGATAGACCGAGTTCGACTAACAAAGTAAATTTATAAAATATAATAAAAAGGAGAAACTATGGCTACAATTACTGTTTCAAGACCTAACTTCCTTGCAAGCGAAGAGTGTCTTGTACTGAAATCGGCAAGTGCGGACGCTGTTACCAATACGGGTTTAGTTGTAAACGAAGTAGACGCTGACGGTCTTACGCACAAAACTCTTAAAGCAGGTACTCTTTTCTCTTCGGCGAACGTTAAGGGTATCGTTTATCAGGACGTAGACCTTACGGGTTCTACCGCTGATAAAAAAGTTACTATTCCTGTAATGGTTGCAGGATACTACATTGCAGGCAAACTTCCGAAAGCTCCTGCCGACGCTGGCTCTGGCGGAACGCCCGCTGCAACTTCACCCTCTCTTGCTGAATGTAAAGCACAGGGCTTACTTGCGGCTACTTGGGTTGACGGTTCTGTTACAAGACCTAACGACCCCGAAGATTTTTAAGGAGATAAACTATGGATATACTTTCTCTCGTATCAAATGAGCAAAGAATGACTTTTGCTCAAAATCTTACTTACGACTACAACTTTATGGGCGATAAGCTCTTTTCAAAAGAAAAGACTTACAACATGAAGGCAAAAATACGTCAGCTCGCAGAGGGCGGCAATCTCCCTGTTATGGCACAGGTTCACGCTCTTGACGCAGAAGCAAGAATAGGTAACAGACCTGATTTTGAGGAACTTGTTTACAGCAAATTGCTTATCAAGGAAAAAATCAATACTTCCGAAAGAATTATCGAAACACTCGGTAACAATGCAAGCCGTGATGAAGTAATCGACTTTATTTTTGACGATTACAACATGGAAGCAAGCCGTTGTATGACACGTTGCGAAGTTGCGAGAATGGAACTTCTTGCCACAGGTAAAGTTACATACAAAGAAAACGAGCAGAACATCACCGTTGATTATCACGTTCCCTCAAAGAACATTTTTGACGGCACAACCGATACTCTGTTTAAAGATTGGGACACGGCGGACGCCGATATTCTTGGCGCACTTACCAAAGTTTGCACGGCGGCGAAAAAGAAAGGTTATAAAATCGTAAGAGCAATCTGTTCGACCACAATTATCGAATATATGCTCAAAAATAGCAAAATTCAGACGCAGTTTTATAAAACCAACACGCCGACTATCCTTACGGAAGAAACTTTGAAAGCATACTTAAAAGGTATGTTCGGTATAGAGTTCGTAGAAAACGACGCTATGTACAAAGTTGACGCAAAAGATACGCAGGCAAGACGTTTCTTACCCGAAATGAACATTGCGTTCCTTACGACGGAAGGTACAGTCGGTACAAGTGTATTCGGCTATACGCCTGAAGAACTTGGTCTTAGAGATGACGCAGGCATTACTCTTTCCGATAAGAACTTTGTTACCGTTACTTCTTGGAAAGAACCTGACCCTGTTGCCGTTTGGACTAAGGGTTCGACCTTGTTCTTGCCCGTACTGAGAGATAGCAACAGCCTGTTTATTGCTAAGATTACGACCTAATAACTCGGCAAAGAGAGGATAATCGTCATGACTTGGTTAGAAAAAATTACTGAAAAGATTTTGCGGCGTATTCCCCAAATCGTTGATTTTGAGGACGGACGGTTTTTACTGCAAGATTTAATAGAAGATGCCGCTTGCCAAATAGTAACTTTTGCACAAGCAAACGCATACGACAAAAAGTGGGATAATCTTTTAGTCAACTGCGTTGTTACATTGTTTAATTACGAGGGGCAAGAGGGTTCGACAAGTCGCGACGCTAACGGCGTAAAAGATGTCTATGGTAGTTCGTCAATTTTAAGCGAATTGCTTGCGGCAAACATTGCGCCGTATATCCGTCCGAGTGGATATACTTACAACAGCAATCGCTTTGACTTGCCTACCGATTAAAAAAGGAGAGTAAGTGTTATGCCCAAAAATATAAGCCGTAAAGATAGTCGAATTGCCTATTGCGCTTTTAGGATATGTGAAAACGACAAAAAAATGTCTATGTACTCCACTGCAAAAACGTTACACGGACAATTAGTTCCTTTAAGCGGGACACGGCAAATCGAATACTATGGTGAAACAATACAATACAATGCAGTTGCAATGTTCAACTTAAACGAAGATAGCAAATTCATTGATGTAGCTACAAAGTTTTGGTTTAAAGACAAACCCATTGATACAACGCTTACGAGTGCCGAATATGAGGTAACGGGCAAAACCGAGCCTACGGACGGCATAATAAAAGTATTTTTAATGAGTACAAAACCGAATAACAAAACTTTGTATGTTACATATCAAGGCAAGGTAGGGAATGTTACGATTGATTATGACGCAAAACAAAAGAAAGCGTATATACCAAAAGATTTCTATTTTCCTTTCACAAGTGCCGATACGTTTTGGGAACGCAAACCTAAAAGCGTTTTGGACATGGAAAATGCTATGCGTATAAGCATTGTTGAAATTACTGAAAACGGCAAAAACATTTACTTTGAAAATAGGTAAAAGTTATGGCACACAAGAAATCAGCAGTTAAAACGCAAGCAAACAATATAGTTAAAAAAAGTAATAGAATAATCAATAAAGCCTTAAACAAACTACAAGCGAGTAGCGAAATGATTGCCAACGAAGGATTGCAAATGGCGCAAGCAACATTAGTGGCAGCCGCTTCAAGCCCTGATTTTACTCAAAAGCACGGTGAAATGCTTATGAATGAAATCGGAATACAGAAAATATCAAAAAACGGTTATAAAGTTTATGCACCCGTTTCAGGAGATAATGAAATCATAAAATACGAAATGTATTTTGCGGAGTATGGCGCAGGTTTGGGGGCGAACGAAGCAAAATCAACTCCGACAGGCGTTGCGGCTTACAATTATATTCCTCAATTTGTTATTCAAGAAGGCGAACACGCAGGCTATTGGTTTTATCCGTTACTTGAACCACAACCTTATGTAAACAAAGAGGGCGAATTAAAAATCTCGTCCAAAGGGTTTACAAACACAAGTGTTGCAGCAAACTATATGTGGGCGGCAAGACAAGCAATGAAAACTACATTAAACCAAAAAATTGCCGAAACCGAAAAAGAAATAGGCAAAGGTTTTAAAAAACCGTCATTTAAGTTTAAAACAAATATTACAAGACCTAAAAGCAATAAATGGGAGGGGTAAAATATGGACAGTTTAACGTTTAACGAAATAGAAATGAAAGACCTGTTTGTTGAAACATTGTTAAATGCGTTCAAAAACGACGCCGACCACGAAGAAGATTATTGGTATAATCTTTTCGGGCAAAGGGAAATGCAGTATTACGACAGTCTTGATGACGGCAGTTCCGAGTTTCCTTGCTTTCATATTGATTTTTATCCCCGTGTTGATGTAAGTAAAATTCACTCGACTGAAATTGAACAATATTCTTATGTGTCTTTCTATCTTCAAACATTCAATCAAAGAGTGGGCGAAGATAGTAAAGAACGCATAGGCACTTTAATAAACTACAAAATCAAACAAACTCTACAAAAAGAATTTCACGTTATTATCTCCGAAAATCAAACGATACCCAACCTTTATGACAAACAAGTCTATCGGCGTATTATTCGTGGTAGTTTCGGGTTTGATAACAAAAACAAAATATTTTATCAAGGAGTATAAATATGGCTGAAACAACGATTGGCACTTATTTAGGTTGGACAGATGTACCTACGTCATCTGCAACGCCAATAAGCGAATATACCAAATATGTTGATATAACGGACTATTCCGAACTTGAAAGTGCGCCTGAAACGATTGACATTACAACTATGTCAAATCATAAAAGGGTGTATAAACAAGGACTTCCAGACCAGCCTCAACAGACTTATACTGCTATGTACGACCCGAAAACTTATGCAATAGTTAAAGCATTAGGGAATACTACAAAAGCGTTTTGTCTTTTCTTTGAGGAAAGTCAGTCTTTGCTTAAATGGACGGGACAGGTTTCGGTTCAAATTGCGGGCGGCAGTATTGCCGAAGCAAGAACTATGACAATAACTGTTGTTGCCGAAGATGAAATTGAAGTAGACGGAACAGGAACAGGCGCAAGTTTTGAGCCTACTAAATGGAAATTTACTGCGTCTACAAACAAAATCACAAAAGCGGCATAAAAAGTTATTAAACAAAAATAAATAAAAAACTTGATTTTTAAGCCTTTATAGAGTATAATGCAACTATAAAGGCTTTTTAATAAGCCAAAGGAGAAAATCAGAATGGGAAACTATCGTAAACTAACAAAGCATTTTAAAATAGGTAATTATGATTTTACATTAGGTATAAATCGTGAAATGGCATATAGGTTTTATAAGCATGAGCCGAAAATTCTTGAATATGCAAAACAAGCAAGTGCACTGCAAGATAAAATGGAAAAAATCAATTCTAATAACGAATTGTCGACAGAAGATTATTTTGCATTAGCAACGCTTGCTTATGAAATTGAAAAATGCACAAAAACAATAGTTGACTTTGCTTTACCAGAAATGTTGGAATATGGCGGTATGAATGACTGCAACACTAAACAATACGCCGAAAGTCTTATAAACTTTTGCGATGACAATGACATTTTATATAACGATGAAGCCGAGGACGAAAACGGCGAAACTGTCAGCGTAAAAGGCGTATACACTTACATAATGGAGTTTATTCAGTTGGGTTTTACAGGCGGCAAGGGCATGCCGAGCAACAACAAGCCCAAAGTGAAGATAATAATCGAATAAAAGACGAAGAGTGGAATGTAGATTACATTGCAAAAGAAATGGAAGAAAATGCTTTGACTTTTGGTATGTCCACTGAAGAATTTTGGTTCGGACACCCTCAAACGTTTTATTCTTATGCCGATGTCTACGTTAAAAAGCAAGAAGAAAAAACGAAAGAACTTGATTATCTTGCTTGGCGTATGGGACTTTACACAATGTTAGGCACAAATCAATGTTTATCGACTAAGAAAACTGAAATATTCCCGAAAAAGCCGTTTTCTTATAATGAAAACGAAAACAAAGATAAAGGTGTTTCTTTAAAAGACAAAATTATGGCAGGCGTTGAACGGCATAACGCATATATAAGGGCTAAGAAAGCATTACAAGGAGAATAACAATGGCGGATTTTACTGATAGCAGTGAAAGTTTAGTAATAAATATTGATGTTGACATCGAACAAGCTAAAAAGAAGCTTAAACAGTGGAATAAAGAATTGGCAAGTGCTGCCACCGACGCTGAAAAAGCCCAAAAATTGCTGTCTATTGCTAATTCAAAAACTTTTTTAAAAAATGGTACAAAACAACAAAAAGAAAACTACCAAAAAGAAATAAAGCGCATTCAACAACAAGCTCGCAATCTTTATAAAAATTTAACAGGTGTTGATGTACCTGATGTATTTGACAGTAAAAAAGTTGAAAAAAATATTAAAAATACCACTTCAAATATAAAAGGCACGATTGTCAAAAGCGGAGAAATGCTTGGCGATGTTTTTTCTTCAAGAGAAGTTGGGAATAAGGTTGTTTATAAAACACAAGAATTAGCTGGAAATTTAAAAACTGTTCGTGAATATACACAAGACATCAATGGAAAACTGTATTTACTTTCTACAACAATTACTGATATTACAGGCAAAAGCAAATCAATTAGCGGAACGCTTGTAGAAAATGGTAAAATTTTAGGTAAAGTTTTTTCAGCAAAAGAAATAGACAATAAAACAGTTTACAAAACACAAGAAATTGCTGATGGTATAAAAACTATTCGTGAATATGCTGAACTGTCAAACGGTGAATTGTATCTTGTTTCTCAAACTATTACAGGCATTACTGAAAAAACAAAAAAGTTTAAAGGAACACTTGTTGACAGTGGTGAAACGTTAGGCAATCAATTTGGCAAAATTAAAGTTTTTGACGATAAAACAATTTTTAAAACAAAAGAGTTTTCCGACGGCTTAGAAATTGTAAGAGAATACGCTAAACTTGCTAATGGCGAGTTGTATTTAATGTCGCAAAATGTTGACAAAGTTGACACTACAAAATTAAAAGACAAAAAAGTCAAAGGCACAAAAGTAGATGAACTTGTAGGCGAAGAAGTTTTAAGAACCGATGAATTTGACAAAACTAAAATTCGCACGCAAGAAATTGCCAAAGGTTTTAAAACAGTCAGAGAGTACATAAAACTTGCAAACGGTGAACTGTATTTAATGGCTGAAAAAACTTCCGAAGTTAAAAAGGAAGTTAAAAAGACTTTCAAGGAAAAACTGAAAGATAACGTTTTTGACAGCATTGGCAAAAATCTTAAAAAGCAAACAAAGAATTTTGGTAATATTTTTAAGCGACTTGGTTCGATTATTACCTACCGTATTGCAAGAACAATTCTTTCGGCTTTTACTAATGCGATTAAGCAAGGCTTTGAATTGCTTTCGCAAGATAATTCAACTCTCGGAAGCATAAAAGATACATTTTCGTCAATTAGCACTACAATGCAAGTAAGCCTTACAACAATTTTAATTCCGTTGTTTGAAACTCTTGCTAATTTGTTAAAGCCCATTGCCGATGACTTTTTAAATTTTGCTAATGCTATTTCTTATGCTAATGCAAAACTTAACGGACAATCGCAATATTTTGAATTGTCAAAAGAAAAGATTGACGCTTATACTAAATCACTTAAAAACTCAAATAAGCAATTATCGGAGTTAGATAAATTTGCAACTTTAAACGGTAGTAGCAAATCCGATTTAGGCGGTTATGTTGATATCGCAGACGCTTCAAAAGAAATTGTCGAAAATCAAGATGAATATCAAAATATAGTTGATTTTGTTCAAACGATTTCAGATATAATAGGTGTCATTATCAAAGGTGCAAAAGATTTGTTTGAGTTTGTAAGAGATAATATCAATTGGCTCGTTCCTGCGATTGCATTAGTAATAACAGCAATGAACCCGTGGTTAGGGTTTTTAGGCTCTTTAATTACTTTAATGAGCGACGCTTCAACAGACGCAAAATTACTTGCTGCTGCTTGCATGACGCTTGCAGGTGCTATAATTGGCATTGGTATAGCAACCCATTTTGCAAAAAATCCTTTGGCAGGTTTAGTAGCGGGCGCAATCGGTGGCGCATTGTTTGCAAGCATTTTTGCTATGATTGGTGATGTCAATAATGGTCTTAACCCAATCCGTGCGCCGTCATTAAATTTATCAGGCACTTCGCTTAGCGGCTCTTCCGACCTATACAGCGGAATTGAAAGTGCAAGCACAAGAGCATACTCTTCGTCGGGTGCGACTACCGTTACAGGCGATGTTTACATTGACGGAGTAAAAGCAGGTAAAATTATGGAAAGTTCTGTTTATACGGAAGGTACAAGAGTTGGGCATTTTGGGGGTAAAAAATAATGGCTAAAATATTTGACGACACTTGGTTTAAACTTGAAGGACGTCCAATAGATATTGGTTATGGTATGCTTGAAACTGTAAACCAAATGACTTATCCCTCTAATAATAGCGTAACGAGAGTAGATGACGGTGCGGCAACAAACATTGCCGACACCGAATACTACACGCAACCGTCTGTTAAAATCGGCTTTAATTTTATAAAAGCCGAGGACTTTTTATATGTTTCGGAAGTATTGCATAGAAAGCAAGTAATGGACTTGGAGTATTACGACAACGACTTCGGAAAGGTTGTTAAACACGAATGTTACGCACACCCTACCGAACTTAAAAACTTTTTTAATGTAGGTACAAGAATTGAGGGCGTAAGAGATTTAGAACTTACTTTTGTCGCAACGCTTAACGACCGTACTTCTCATACTGTTACAGTAAAAGACAAGGGTGGAAATATTTTAGCAACTTATAATGGTATTTTATGGGGTAGAAGCATTGTAATCAATGAAAGCGGTGCATTTACCATGCCTCTTAGCAACGGAAAAATAATCACTTGTAAAAGTGGACAAAGAATTACTGTTTTTGAAGATATTACATTAACAAAGAAAAGTTAAGGAGCGTGCAATAAATGGCTAAAACTTCCGTTAAACTTTATATGACAAATAAAACAATAGAGTTTGGCAGTGAAAGCATTGTTTCGTTAGAGTTCGAGCAACAATCTACAAGCGACTATTCACGCCCCGTTTATGATATTTACCCTGCTTACGGAACTTTGGTTGTCAAAGACAAAGATTTAAGTCTTTACAATATGGCATTAAACGGTGAATTTGATAATTATAATTACAAAATTGAAGTGTTTACTAACAATTCAAAAGTAGCAAGATTGTACATTACCGAATTACCTGTTTATTCTTTTTCAGACAAAACCTTGTCAATGGTTTTAGGCGACGAACTCACCAAAGCAAACACAAAGATTTATGCAGGCTATGATTATCCGTTAGAACCTAAAACTTTGTTTGACGTGGCACTTGCCGTGTTAAAAGCGTTTGACAGTACAATCACTGAAACAAGCGCAGTATTTACGCAGTCGGATTGGTCGGCAACTCAAACATACGCCGATTACTTAAAAACAATATCAATAGAATACCCGTACGTCCCCGCAAATCGTACTTTTAGACAAGTTTTTAAGCAATTACTCACAGTTGCTCAATCAGCCCTTGTAACGGACGTAAACACCGTTTATCGGTTCGTAAGAATGGACGGTGCTAAAAACACAAGCAACGACAACGCTATTGGAATTTTAAGCAGTCAAATTACAAGTCAGTTTCAGCCTACTATTATTGTTCCTAATAAATATGACAGTTGCGATGTCGATTGTGATAAAGTAAGCGTTGATTATAACAAAGATAAAGTAATTGAAACTCATGAATTTGATAACATAGGCAATAATGAACTTAACGGAGCAATACAAAATGAAACCGCTCATTATGCCGAAACAGGCGGCTCACAAGTTTGCACAGGAGTTTGTTTAAAATGGGATAGCAGTCGTACAATAAATAAGCCAACAGTATCTGCTTTTACTGATTATTTATATAAATATTTAAATCAAAATTTAAAACATATTGTTTCTTTTTCAATTGTTGATAATAAAAACCCCGCATATCAAGTTACTGTTAAAAAAACGGTTAAGCGTATTGAGGGGACTGTTGCTTATCAAAAAAATAGTTCGGGTGATTATGAAATAAAACCCGATTTTAATCAATTTTCACCAATTGAAGGTGCGACTGAAGAACTTGTTTCGGAAGAATATATAACAAAAGAAACATTAGGCAAAGAAGAAACTTTTACTTTCGGGCAAGATACTTCAACAATGTATCCTATTGTTTCAGCTACTGTTTCAGCAGGTTTTGATGAAGCAAAATACAATAAAATAACTGAAAGTAATGATTATTATACAAATAAACCTGTTGTTTATTTAGGTAGAACACTTTATGCTTTATGTTCCGAGTTTGTTCAATACAATACGCAAGGAACAGTAACAAGCATTGAACCTCAAATAGCATACAAATACACCATAACATACGAGTTCCAAAAACTTTCTATCACTTACAACGGCGATTATACCGAGGTTGTATTTAAGAATGACACGGCAACAAAATTAAAAAATGCTAACGTAAAAGACAATACTGCCTCTATAAGTGGCGGTGAAGAACTTATGCAATATTCCGTTAAGCAAGCTAACTCACGCCCGTTAAAGATTGCCGAAACCACGCTTAAAGTTTTCCAAAACGGTTTAAATGGTGGCGATATTGAATGTATTGCGTGGGACTATTCGTATTTGACTAAAATAGGACAACCTATTTTATATAATTCTACTGCTGAAAATCTTAAAAAGTTTTTTAGTGTAGGCGACATGGTTGTACCTTGCAAAAACCGAAAAGGCGAACCTGTTTATACTCGTAATAGCGCAATCGTCTACTTTAACGTTGTTAAAAATGCAATTACCTATTTAAACGGCGGTTTTAGACAAAGAATGATTTTGCGTGAAAGTGTCCGTGATATTTCAAAAACAAAACTTGGCACACCGACTATTACAAAATCAACAATCAATTCACAATTTGGTGTTGAAATAACAAATTATGATTTTGACACTGAAAAAGTAATTGTATATGCCGATGGAAACGAAATAGGTTCATTGTCTAATTTTAATTTAGAAAAAATAACAAATGAAAAATATTTGTTTTTAGTTAATCAATTAAATGGGTGGAAAGGCTTGACAGTTGGTAGTCATTTGATTACAATAAAACTAACGGCGCAAGGCTTAACAAGTAGTGATTTATCTAATAGCGTTTCAATGGAACGTGGTTATGATATTGTTTATAATTTATCAAATGTTTATGTTGCAAAATCGTTTACTTCAACAGTAGAAATTTTTCAAAATGTAAGTATGAGAATATATTTTATTGCTGATGAGGGCTATACGTTTCCTACCGCAATAACAGTAACAAACTCAACTTACACTTGGAACAGTGATGAGGGTTACGTTATTTTAAGTAATGCAACAGGCAATGTTTTAATAACGATTACTGCCGTACAAGTTCAAATCACGCCCGTAATTAGTCATTATGGCGGCACAACGATACAGCTTGACGAAATAGACGAAAGAACGGAAACAATCTCTGTAAGCGCAAATTCAGACGTGATTGGCACAGTTGCTAAGTTACCGACAGTTCCCGAAGAGGGCGCACCATTAGTTACGGCAAAAGCGTCTACCGAGATTGAAGTTCAAGATATAGATACAAACGCACAAAAACTTGCTATTTATGCAAACGGAGTAAAAATTGGCGAGGTGGATATTTAATGAGCAAGCAAACAATAGATGTTTCTCAATTAAGCGGTTGGAGCGGTTTAAGCGAAGGCACGCAAGCCGTTACAGTTAAAACAATAGTAAACGGCGTTGAAGATAGCGCAAGCAGTAATGTCGTTACCGTTGAAAAGACTTTGACAAAGCAAACGAAAGAAGTTTCGCTTTTAATGGTTGAGGGCGACCAAATAATTCTGCCTGACGCTAATATGACAATGGAAAAAGCCATTGTTAAAAAACCCGCAACGCTTATTCCCGCAAACATAAAACAAGGTGTTAGTATAGGTGGTGTCGTTGGTGAACTTTCAACGACGGGAAAAGAAGAAGTTGCAGGTAGTGCAACTATTACTACTAATGGCTCTCAAACATTTTCTCCACCGTCTGGAAAAGTGTTTTCAGATTTTACAGTTACAACAAATGTTTCTGCTGGTATTGACACATCTGACGCAACGGCGACCTCACGAGATATTTTGCAAAATAAAACAGCATATGCAAAAGGCGTAAAAATCACAGGGGCAATTAAAACATATGACGGAAGTTATAATGTTGTTATTCCTGCTGGAACTGTTTTTACTTTAAAAAATGTATTAACACAGCCAACACAAGGGTTTTTAATAATACCTGTTGGTATAAATACAGGTACTAATGCAGTATATTTTTCGGCGATACTGCCGAATGGCGGTTTAGCACACATAGACAGTATTGACGTTGCTTATGCTCTTTCTGGGATACTTTCGTTTCATGGATATACGGTATCTTTATCAAATGATGTTTATACGTGGATTAACTACACAGATAGCAATGGACAAACATATGCACCAAACACATGGATACACCCAGAAGCAAAGATTTTCAATGTTCCGTCGCATATATCATTAAGTATTTCTTCAAATGCTTTTGAATGGTTAAAACAAAACTGTGCAACTATTGAGTGGGGGAGTATGGTATGAAAAATATTGAATTAACAAAAAAAGAGGGTGTAGTGCTTGATACAAGTGAAAAATATTGTGATGATTATATATATGTATACCCTAAATTACAAAACAAAGAAATAACTTTAAACGGAACTACAACAGCGGACGATGGTTATGTCGGGTTAGGCAGTGTAACCGTAAATGTTTCAAGCACCGTAGAACTACCTACTTTAAATGCTCCGACTATATCATTAAATAATTCAACTCTAACAATAACAAACCCCGAAACAAATGGGAATTTTGCTACAAATTTTAAAGTTTACAAAGGCTCTACTTTGTTAACAAGTACAGCAAATACAAGTATTGACTTGTCAAGTTTAATCACTGAACTTGGCACTTACGCCATTACAGTTAGAGCAAGTGGAACAAATTTTAACGATAGTGCTGCAAGTAATTCAATTTCTTATACTGTTGTACTTCCCGAACTTTCAACTCCGACAATAAGTCTTGTAAGCGGCACAACTATTCAAATCGACACAATTGATGATAATGCGACTACAATCGAAGTGTTTGCGGACGGTTTATCAATAGGTGAGGTGCAAAAACAATGACGAACATTCAATTTTTAAAAGACCACATAACATCGTCCCTGTTAGTGGGCAGATAGACTATCAATAAGGAGATTTTAATTATGTCAGAAACTTGGTTAATAAACGACACTCCAAAACTAGCACCAGCAACAGGGAAAGTAACAAATTACCATGCAAATTTCAAAACAAATAATAAAGAATATACAATATTCATTGTAGAATGGGCAGACGACCCCGACCACGAAAAAGACGCTATATTAACATATACAACAACAACAGGACCAAACACACACGCATACAACCCATTAAATGGGGGATGGACAAACGAAAACTACAAAACAATAGAATTTACAGGAACAATACCAGAAGATTTACTCACTTGGTTGCAAGCTAATGGAACAAAACAAGCCACTCCTACAACAAAGCAGCAAATCGACCTTTCAACGCTTAGCGGTTGGGCAAATTTATCTGACGGTACTCATACAATTACAATAGTTGCTAAGGGCACAGGATATAGAGATAGCGAGAAGAGTGCTGGGGTGGAAGTTGTTAAAGGAACACAAGTATATACCGATTGCTTAACTTTCACAGGAAAAACCAGTGAATTTACGCTTAAAGCGTCGTCAAAAACATGGGACGGTACATTGGAATGGAGCACTGACCATAACACATGGACAACGTTAGCAGGCACAGAGGCAATGCAAAGCGTTGATAAAAAGTTATATTTAAGAGGAAAGGGGAATACGACGTTTAAGGCATTTGTTAGTTGGAAATTAAGCGAAAAAGCGGATTGTACAGGTAATATTCAAACTTTGCTTGATTGGGAAAACCCACCTACGAGCATAAGCACAAAGGATTGCTATGCGTATATGTTCTCCGATTGCAAAAATCTCACATCCGCGCCCGAACTCCCAGCCACTATGTTAACAGAACATTGTTACGACGGTATGTTCTCTGGTTGCTCTAATCTCACATCCGCGCCCGAACTCCCTGCTACTACATTAGCACCGTATTGCTACGACTCTATGTTCTACGGTTGCTCTAATCTCACATCCGCGCCCGAACTCCCTGCTACTACGTTAACGGATGGATGCTATAGCAATATGTTTTACAAATGTTTGAAACTAAAAGTTAACACTACGTCGGGTAACAAAATATTTAAGTGTCCGTCGACCGTACCATCCTATGCTGTTAGGAATATGTTCACAGACACAGGCGGCGCATTTGATGGCACACCTACCGCAGGTAATACCTATTATTACACGGTATGAAAGCACGTTTAATTATTACATATGTATTGTCGCTGTTTGACCTCGTATGTACGTTATATTTGCAATCCCGTTTCGGTGATATCGAATGATACGCCAAATGGAACTATAACGTTCGCACAAGATGAAACTTTCCCAACAATCGTTTCGCAAGAAGTTGTCGAAAAAGAGGTCAAGTTCTATAACGTTATTACCGATAAACACTACAACCTCTTTGCAAACGGTATCCTTACTTCGTGCAGACTTTCTAATAAGTATTACATAAAAGATATGAAATATGTCGGCGAGAAACTTATAAGCGATGAACAAGAAAAGGCATACTTTGAAACAATAAAAAGTAAAGTTAACAAAAAATAAAAACCAATTACCTTTAAAGCACAAGGAGCTAAACAATGACACGGCTTTATGTAATAAACGGCAATCTACAAATCATAGACGCTGAACGTTTAACAACGAACGCAATCAACGCTTATGAAATACATGTAGATTTTGCCGAAGATTGGAGCGGGTTTACGCAAACTGCAATTTTATATCAAACCACAAAAGGTAAAAGGTATGAGATTGACTTTGTGGGAAATGTCTTTATCGTTCCAAAAACAATCTTGCAAGTAAATTTGCCTGTTTATGTCGGCATAAGCGGTAAAAACGGCATGACAAGAAAGACAACAAACTTTATTAAACTTGAAATTTCTGAGGGCGCAACGTCCGAAAAAGAAGAGGTTACGTTTGTTCAAACCGTTGATACAAAAATAAATTACATAAGGCTTAACGAAAACAATGTTTTTCAGTATTCAACGGACGGCAACAATTGGTTAGAGTTAAAAGGTGTTTCAGCTGATAATGAAGTTTTGATTAACGGTTCGGTGGTGCAAAACGAAAACGGTAAACCTAACATTTTAACTGACACCGACACCATTGCTTACGAAAGTGTAGACGAAAGCCAAAAAAAGAAACTAACACTTGCTAACTCTATTAAAAAGGCAATCGAAGGCAATACAAACGAAATAGCGGCAATTAAAAGTAAATCGTTTGCAAAAGTCTTTTCAATAGATGATTTTTCGCAGTTAGGCACGGAACAATTATATGTTATGTCTATTAAGAAAAACGAACATGGTTTAACAAAGCCGTTTGTTGACAAAATTCTTTTAAACCAAACAGCCGACCAAAACGAAACAACTTCTTTTCAAACCTCGGTTATTATGCAAGAAAAAACATTATCAACCGACACAATTAAAATCTATGTAACTATTGATTTATCGAAACTAACCGAGTATTCGGGTATTATATATTTAAGAGGAGAATAAAACATTATGGCATTAAAAGATGAAAAACTTGCGGTAGAACTTGGGCAAACTATTGGCGAACAAGTCAAAAACATTGACAACAACTTTACAACATTGTTCGACAATGAAGATGACTTGCAAACGCAAATAAACGACAAAGAACCTAAAATAGCGACAAAAGGTACTGCGTTTAACAAAAACTATTCAACTGCTGCCCCTTTAATGGACGGTGCGGCAAGTGCAGGTTCGGCAGACAATGTTGCAAGAGGCGACCACAGACACCCTACAGATACTTCGCGTCTTGCTGCCTCGCCTGACGGCAAAAACACTCTTCTTGACAGCAATAACAAGGTCAGAGTGTTATATTTACCCGATACTGTTTTAGGGCAAGTTACTTATATCGATACTTTTAACGCTACGACAGGTAAGCCGTCTACAATTACAGGCTATACAACTCCGACAAAGGGTGATTACTTTATTTGTAAAGTCGCAGGTACTAAAAACCCTGACGGAACAACCGCAACTGACGGCGAATACGAAGTAGGGGATTGGGCTGTTTACAACGGCGCAACTTGGGATAAAATCGACAACACGGACGCCGTAAGACTTGTCAACGGACAAAAAGGCAATGTAGAAACCTACAAAAGAGAATGGACGAGCGGAGCAACGTATCATGCTGGTGATATTGTACTTGCTAATAGTGTTCTTTATCTCTACATAAACGCAACTCCGTCAAGCGGACACGCCGTTACCGAAGAAACACATTTTAAAATATTTGGTAGAATTTATTCGACTGCAACCACTACGGCTGACGGCTTAATGTCTGCGGCTGATAAAACAAAACTCAATGGCATTGCCGAAGGTGCAAACAAAACAACTGTTGACGCCACACTTTCTTTAACTTCGACTAACCCTGTTCAAAATAAAGTTATAAAAGACGCTCTTGACAAAAAAGTATCAACAGAAGAAGGTAAAGGTTTATCGTCTAACGATTACACTGACGCTGAAAAAACCAAACTCGGCAATATCGACGACAGCTTACTTGGCGTAACCGCCGACCAAATCGGTAAAGTAAAAGATGTAACAGTTAATGGAACTTCCGTTTTAAATGCTTCTGGTGTCGCCGCAATTACTTTACCGAAATTAGGTGTTAGTTACACTTCCGTTACAACATTGGACAGTGCTTGGACTACGCAAACAATAAACGGTACAGTTTATCAAGCAATAAGACTTGCAAAGACGGACGGCATAATTGATGTATATAACGCAAACAATCAAGAAATTGTTGTGCAAAAGATTTTTGACGCAACGTATATGTACATTTGCGTTGGCACTGCTAAAATCGCTTGCACTATAAGAAAAATTACTTTAAGTTAATTTTTGTCATAAAAATCTTGACAAAATAAAAAAGGAGTATTAAAATGGCAGTAGGTTTAGGTTCGACATTTGAAGAAGTCATAAAAAAAATAAATAGCTGTGGCGATGTAACTGCTGCTGGAAATAATACGTTTACAGGTAATAATACCTTTAAAGGTGATACCAAATTTGGAAACAATGCAGGGTTTGGAGTTCTCGCGCCCGCTTCAGGTGGTTTAAGGGGCGAAGAAAACAACTCAATGCAATTTGACTTTTACAAAAGCCAAATATTGTTTAAAGACAGTAGACATTCAGATTATGG